TTACGCGGTCTTGCTGCCCTTGCTCCCCTTCGCGTTGTCCAGCGCGCGGCCGATCGCCTCACTCGCGACGGCCGCGTTCTGCACCCTGGTGTAGCGATCGGTCGTGCCCACGGTCTTGTGGCCGAACAGGTCCTTCACCCGGAGCGGGCTGACCCCCGCGTCCGTCGCCCACTGCCCCGCCGCGTGCCGGAGATCGTGCAGCCGGAGCCGCACCCCGGCCGCGGTGCACGCGTCCTTCCAGTGCTGCCAGAGCGCGCGGTACTGGAGTGGCGCCGGCACCGCCGCCACCACCCACGGCCAGTAGCCCTCCGGCACCGGCACGTACCGCACGCCCGTCTTGCCCTCCTTGGGGATCACCACCCGCTGCGTGTCCGGCTGCAGGTGGGTCTCCACCGTCATCGCCAGGTACTCGCCCACGCGCACGCCGGTGACGGCCAGCGTGACGAACGCGGCCTGCACGTCGGGACGAGGCTCGTGCCCGACGATCGCCCAGAACGTCCCGGGCGTGAGGTCCGGCACGCGCGCGGCCTCGGGCTCCTTCTGCAGCCGCGCCATCAGCGCGCGCCGGAACGGGTGGTACTTGTCGCCTAACGCGAGCGTGCAGAGGCGCGACAGGGCCGCCACCAGGCGATTCCAGTCGGCGGCGGACTTGCGGTCGGTCACCAGCCAGCGCTCGCGGAGCGTCCCCCAGGGCACGCGCTCGAGCGCGAGGATGGGGGCGTCCTCCGGCAGCCACTCGGCCGCGCGGCGCCGGAGCGACTGGCGCGAGACGGCGTAGCGCGCGCGGCTCGTGGCCTTCCGGCCCATCGACGCCTCGAGCGCCTCCCACGTGGCCCACAGCGGGCGAAGGAGCTGCGCGCGCGAGAGCACCGTCGGCCCAAGCAGCTCGCCCCGACGGTCGAGGTCGAGGAGCTCGGCGATCGTGACCGTCCCCGCCACGAGCGCGCGCATCACGTCGACGTGGCCATCCGCGATCAGCTTGTCGACGACGGCCTCGTAGCGCTTGAGCTGGGCCCTGGTGGTGGCCGGCGGCGACAGCTCGAGCTTCTCGGTGATCCCGAGTTTGGTGAGGTGGCGCCGAATGCGGAGGTCGCGCGGCGTCACGCGGCCCCCGCCAGCTGCCGCTCGGCGAGCCACCGCCGGACGCGGCCCTCGTGGTAGCGCACCACCTTCCGCGAGAGCTGCTCACGCGGGCAGTGCTTGAGCACCCAGGCCTTGCTCACGCCGCCCAGGAACACGTGTGCCACGATCCACTCCGCCGTGTGGAACGGCTCGGGGGGCGCCGAGAGCGGCGCTGTCCGCGACGTGGGCAGCTGCAACACGGTCATCCGATCACCCTCCTCGTTCGCGCCTTCCCGCGCCGTTCGCAGCCGCCGAAGCAGAACGTCGACGCCTTCACGTCCTCGATCGGCAGGCGCTCGATCTCATGGCCGAGACTAACGAGCTTCGCGGTCTCTTCGGTCGCGCCCGCGCGTGCCAGTTTATCCATGTGTTCGTTACCAAGCATCTCGACCGCGGCGTAGCAGATCTTCCCGCACGACTTGCAGCGCGCGACCAGGGCGTGAGTAGGCTTCGTGTCCGATGTCGTCACGCCGCGCCTCTCCCCTGCTCGGGCAACGCGGAGAGTGTCGCCAGGTCACGCGCCATGGCCTCGAGCGCCGCCATCACGCGGCGCCAGGCCATCCGCTTCGCCTCGATGTCGCCGGCGACGATCGCATCCTCAAAGCCCTGCAGCAGCAGCTGAAATGCCTCGACGTCCGCCGCCGGCGCGGTGACCTCCCCGAACAGGCGATCGAGGAGCTCGCGCTCGTCGTAGGCCGGCACCTGGATTGTGCCGGCCGGGAGATCCCGCGCGTAGATCGCGAGAGTCACGTCTGGGCCTCGCTCGGTCACTCTCACCCGACTGATCGCATGCGCCCGCGAGAGGAACCCCTCGGTCCCGTGGTCGTTGGGCACGAACTCCCGGATCTGCACGGGTCCTCGCGTCGTCAGTTGCTTCGGCATTCCTCCCTCCGATCTAGTCCCATTTCATACCAGCGATGGATTGCGGCATGCCCGGCTCGGGGTGAATCAGTTGTATGGCACGTCCACGTGTGAGCGATCAAAGCGACGCAAGACACCCGCGCATCGTACGCTCCCTCGCCCTACTTCTCCCCCGGCCAGCCCAGATAGACCGGCGCCGCGGTCTGCTCCCGCACGTCCTCGAGGATCTCGTTGAACGCGTGATCGAACGAGCGATCGGCGCGGTAGAGGTGGAACGACCACTTGAGACTCCCGTTCGCCACCTGGTAGCGCAGGCGCACCGCGATCCGGTACGTGTCGCCACGCATGAAGACGGGGATGGCGATGGAGAAGAGGTCGGGAATCTGCAGCTGCCCGCCCGCCGAGTCGCGATGCCGGTCCTCGTAGGCGATGCTGATCTCGCCGCTCTGAAGCTTGACCGCCGAGCGCACGGTGATGTCGCTGTGCACCTGCAGCCCCCGCGAGAGCGTCATCAGCTCCTGGGGGGTGGCGTAGCGCCCCTGCAACGAGGTCGCGAGCCCGAGGAGCGCGGCGTCTCCCTCCGGCACGGCGACGACCTCGGTGAACCGGTCCTCGACGAACTGTGCGAAGTCGGCCTGACCCATCCACTGGCCGTGCGCCTTCTGCCAGATCTGCCACTCCTCGGCGAGTGGACACTCGTACAGCGCGCGATGCTGACCGACGCGCGCGTCCGCCACGCTCGCGTTGTCCGGATGGTAGTCGAAGACGGTGATGAGGGCGGGCTTCAGCCGATCGGCGCGCGCGAACACCACCGTGGTGTGTTCATGACTGTGCCGCTTGGTGAGTGCGATCAATGCGGCCGCCGTGTCGACGCGCACCGTGGCCACACGGCGCCTTGGCTGGCCGGCAAACTCCTCAAGGATGGGCTTGAGCGAGACGATGGTCTTGCCCTTCGGCACGATGGCGAAGGTCGCGTCGTCATGAATTCCGTACTCCTCGCGCCTGACCTCGACCCCGTGCAGGTCGCTCAGGATCTCGTGCAGGGCCCGGATGTCGCCGCCGGGCGCGGGCGGTTCAGGAGCAGTCATTGGGGTTGGACTCCGCGGGTCAGAGGGGGAAGGGTCAGACGGCGCGCATCGGGCGCCCGGAGTCGGGCACCGTCATCGGCTCGCGCGCGCTGATGTCGAGCGACAGTTGCTTGGGGTCTTCGGCCAGGAGCTCGCCGGTGGGGCCGGGATACATGACGGTGCGGCCGCGCGCCTTTTTCGGGAGTTTGGTCGCGAAGTCGGCGCAGACGTCCATCATGCCACGATCTAAGACGAAATCGACGGTGATCGTGAGCTTCCCCTTCGGCTTGGCGGCGCCGTTGTCGGCGGCGTGCGTCATCTCGCGCACGAGCTCCCGCGTCGCGGCCGTGAGCTCGCGGTCGAAGCGCCCGCGGTCCATCGTCCGGAGACGGGCGCACATCGTGTCGGTGGTGGGCGTGATACTGGTGCTCATGGCGTGGCGCCTCGCGCGGCGATGGCTTCCGCCGCCTGTTCAGGGTTCCAGTGGGGATGCTGCGTTGTCATGTGGTGCTTCAGGTCTTTGAACTGCGCGTGGCAGCACGGGCACTTCCCGGTGGCGATCCGCTTCCGGAGTTTCGTCGCCACCGCCTTTCGGGCGGCGACCTGGCGGTCACGCTCCGCCACGCGCCGCGTGAGCGTCTCCACGCGGGACTTCTCCTGGTCGAGGCGTGCGCGCTCACGCGTCAGGTCATCGCGGAGCTTCTCGGCCTCACTCTTCCCGGTGAAGCACTGGGAGTGCCCGTTGGGACAGCAGAACGTGCGATGGTCCTCGCGGCGCTGCTTGTGCAACGCCGCCGAGAGCCCAAAGGGCACGCCGCACAGACAGCACTCGACCTGAACGAACGAGATCATAATGTCCAAGAGTCCCATCACAGCCTCCCGGCGATCGCCGGCATCGCGATGTGCTCACCCATCGTGTACCTCCGCCGCCTCAGCGAGGACCACCGCCTCGCGCGCCTCCCGCGACAGGCGATCGGCCCGGATCGCGGCCAGCGCCAGCTGGCGCCCATGCTCGGAGCGCACGAGGGCGGCCACGCGGCGCCAGCACTGCCACGCGCCCCCTCCCTCGACGGCACGCCGTGCCTGCTCCTCGATCCGCTTGAGGTCCTCCCCCAGCACCTCGGCGAGCCGCGCCGGTGGCAATTCCAGCATGCGGTCACGCGGCATGGGCGTCCCTCCCTTCCACCGGCGCCGCCTCGCCGAGCAGCTGGGCCGCGCGGTCCGCCCAGCACTCGCGACAGAGGTACACGAGGCTCCCGTCAGCCGCCCGCTCCCAGCGGAAGCAGCCGCCGCACGCCGGCTCCTGGCACTGCTCACACAGGAACGCAGACTGAGCGCTGTCGCAGCAGCCACAGCGTGTCGGCTCCGTGGTCTTAGGCTCGCGCATCACGCACCTCCACCTTCGCTGCGAAGCGCGGAAGAAAGCAACTCCGGAGCTTTCCTGTCTCTCGGTCGAGGTGACGATTGATCCCCAGAATGTCGTGGTCGAGATCGAACGGCTTCGCCTGGAGCATGTCGACCAGCCGCAGGGGAACGTCGTTCAGGTGCACCGCCCGGAGATCCATCTCGATGTCGACGGAGTACTTCTTGGCGATCACGCCCTCGCGAATCGCACGTGCCACGATTCGGCGAATGAGCTCCGCGTCGACGGGGTTCGCGTCGAAATTGATCACGCCACGCGCACGGGGAGCACGCGCTCCCCGTCCTCCTCGACGGCCACGACCCCGATGAGGCGCCACGCGCCCGCGAGCACCCGGGGCGCCACCTGGTGGAGCCGCTCCCGCCCCACCAGCACCACGCGCACGGCCCCGCCCTGCTGGTAGATCGCGACCCGCTCCCCGGGCTGGACCTGCGCCCGCACCGATTGCAGCTGCTCGCCCGAGATCTGCCGGGCGAGGTCCTCGTACTGCGGCACGATCACCCGCGGTGGCGGCGCCGATCGCCGGCCACTATCCTTCTGCCGCTGGTTGGAGCGGGGTCGGACGCCTGGCAGGGCGGACGGCCCCGCGCTCGTTCCGGTCAGGGCCATCAGGCGGTCCTCCGATCGAGGTGCAGGGCGCGGCGCCGGACCTCGCCCTCGAGCTGGCGGGCCAGCGCGAACTTCTGCGAGGCCTCGCGCCGGAGGAGCCGGGCGCGCTCGATCTTCTCCTCGGGGCTCTCGATGTCGACGAGGGCGCGGCCCTGCAGCGCATCCTCCTCGGCGTCCAGGCGCATGTTGAGGAGCTCCATCTCTAGGCGATCGCCGCCGGCGCCCCCGTCGCAGAGATCTTCGATGATCTCGATGAGGAGGAGCGGCAGCTGCAACACCTCGCCCCGCGCGGCGCCGGCGGCGAGGAGAAGGGCCGCCTCCTGCGCGGCGATCTCGATCCCGCGCCGGCCCTCGGTCCGCAGCCATTGGTTGCGGCGCTCGCGCTGGCCCAGCGCGTCGATCTGGTCGCGGACCTCCTGGCGGATCGTCACGTCGCGCATGACCGCGAGCGATCGGCGCCGCACGTCGATGTCCTCGACGACGAGTTGTGGGAGTCGTGGCAGCGACTCACCGGTCGTGGTTGGCATCCCAGCCTCTGGTTGGAATAGGGTGGTGACGATCTCAGGCGGCGGGCGCCGCCGAATCGGACTTCTCCGCCTTGGCCAGCACCCGATCGGCGCGCTCGATGGCCGCGTCGCGAATGAAGGCGGAGACGGCCTTGCCGGAGGCCTGCGCGGCGCGCACTACGCGTTCGCCATCGGCAACAGCGAATGGGACGCTCACGCTCGAGCGGGTGTGCAGGGTTGGGATTTTCTGGCGCTTGCCCATGGCCATCCGTAATGTTGTATGACAACACAGCACAACTAGTCACTATGGACGATACTACCTCAGATAATCTGAGTTGTCAATACGTTTCACGTGGCACACTCACATAATCCCACCTTGTGGTCCCCGCAGAAGGTCGCCGATCGGGTAGAGCGCGCACGGGGGGCGCTCTTGGCGCGCACCGGCCGAGAGGTCAAATGGGCCGACATCGGCCGCCTCCTCCAGTGGTCGTCCTCAGCGACGGCTGTGGAGGCGAAGGCTGGCCGCCGACCACTCCGCGTCGATGAGCTTGGCCCGATCGCAGAGCTCCTTGAGTGCTCCCCCGGCTGGCTGGCCTTCGCCGAGGGGAAGATGCGGAGGCGCGACCCCGACCCGGGAATTCAGCCTGGGGTTGACTCCTACACCCAGGGCGAGGACGCGGCGGCTGCGGCCGACCGGGCTATCGCCGAGGAAGCTGCGCGGCGCCGGAAACGAGTCGCAGGGGAGGGTCCATCGCGTCCAGCCAGCGAGTCGCCCGCGCGACGATCTGGCGGCGCATCTCGGGGGAAGTCCGATCGGGGTCGAGGAAAAGCGTGATGGGGGTAATCCCCTCAGACGTGGTGACATTGAGCTGGATCAACCCACCCGCCACCCCCACCTGATGCACCCCGCGATCTTTCAGCATCCCAACCCCCTTCGGACAATGTTCGGTGTGTGGATAACCTTACCGTATTGGACTGACAGTGCAAGGATTTCACAGTCACCCGCCCGCGACACACGGGCGTCACGCGAGGGCCGCATCCCGAGTGAGTTGGTCGGGACTAGGGGTTGTACGAGTGTCCTGGGCGCCAAGAATCCGCTACTGTCGCGGCGACCTCAACGGAAAGGGACATGATTCGCCCACGGCAGGCGACGCTCGGCGTTCTGCTGCTTTTCGGTGGCTGCGTGCAGCACCCGGTCCCGCCGGCGACGGTGCCGGCTGCGCGCGCGCCAGCGTTGGTCAGCGCCTCGCACGACGCCACGTGGAACGCGGTGCTCGACGCGCTGGCCGCACGGCAGATCTCGATCACCTCAGCCGACAAGGCGGCGGGGCTGATCGTCGCCGGACAGTCGTTTGCGGGGCGCCACACCACGGTCGCGACGGACTCTCTGCTGGCCCTGACCGACTGCGGGCGCCGCAAGGACGGCCTCTTCGCCTACTCGGGACCGCTCGCGCCGGCGAGGGTCAACTACAACGTCCTCGTCCGCGACCGCGGGCAAGCGACGTCGCTACAGCTGGTTGCGAAGTACTCGATTGGCTCGGCTTCTCGTCAAATCGAATGTGCCAGCCTGGGAGTGTTCGAGTCGGCCTTCGAAGCTGAGGTGAAGGCTCGAGCAGAGGCGACCCGGTGATCCCTCTTCTCGCCCATCCATGGTGAACGGAACTGGAGGACCATGACTCACCGTCGCGATTTCCACACGCCCAACCCCCCGGATGTCCGCGACGCGAGCGGCGACCCACCGAGGCGGTACTACGTTGAGCGCACCGCCGATCGCCTGGTCGCTGAGATGCTGGGACTTTGCCGCGGAGTGCTGGCGGACGGCGTCGTCTCCGAGGACGAAGCTCTCGCGCTGCGGCGCTGGGTCGGCGCGCATCCCGATGTCGGAATGCAGTTCCCCGGCAACGTGCTCAGTCAGCGACTGCTCCGCATGTTTCAGGATGGCGTCCTCGACGACGACGAGCGCGCGGACCTTCACGAGTTCCTGCGCGACCTCGTCGGCGAAGACGTCGAGCGGCCGATGGAGGTCGATCGACCGATTCGCATCGGGTTCGACGATCCACCACCAACCCTGATGTTCGATGGTTGGGAGTACGTCTTTACCGGACGCTTCGCCTACGGAACCAGGGCGGCGTGCACGCGTGCGGTGGAGGAGCGTGGAGGTTTTGTCCGGAATACCCTGACGATGCGCACCCGGGTCTTGGTCGTCGGCGTGGGGGCATCGCCTGCGTGGATTGCGGCCAACTACGGGCTGAAGATCGCCGGAGCCGTCGAGGCGAGAGCTGAGGGACACCCGATCTTCATTGTTCCCGAGGAGCACTGGGTCATCAGCTTGAGCGACGGATGAACGACCAGGAACTGTTTCACTTCGAGACCGCCGACGGGCGCCTCGTGACGGCCACCTGGCAGGGGGTGGACGGCTTCGTTCTCGTGCGAGGCGACTTCATCGCGCGCGAGACGGGGCGATACGTACTTCTCCTGAACGGGGCAGAGCTGGCGCCGCTCATTCAGTACAACGGCGAGGCGTTCTCAGATGCGATGGGCAAGCACATCTCCGACGAGGAGGCGTTGCTACGTCACATGAGCCGTGCTGTCCTCTGGCGAAGCGATGGGAGGACCGCGTCGAACCTCTCCGCCGCGCAAACCTTCCCAAGCAGTTCCCCACGCACTTCGGCTGCTCTGCGCGCCTTAATCCTTGCGATGTCGAGTTCGATTAGAAGCAGCTCCGCCCTGCGGCGCCTCACCCCCGAGGCCCGGCGCCGGGTGATCGTGCGGATCATGGCCACGGCCACCCGGGCGGAGCTCCGCGCGCTCGAGCGCCTGATCGCGAAGCACTACGCAGCCTCGGCTGCGCAGAGGGCGCGAATGCTTGCATTCGTTGCAGGTAGTGTGCTTGCAGCAGCATCGTGCTTGCATTAGACTCGATGCAAGCATTTCCCTGACGGAGATCATGAGCCACGAGAAGAAGGATCAGAGCAAGGTGGTGGGGGGGCTCGCGCGGGCGGACGCCCTCTCGGCAGAACAGCGGACAGAGATTGCCCGTGGAGCGGCGCTGGCTCGCTGGAGTGGAGACCTGCCGCGCGCGACCCACGAAGGGGTGCTGCGGCTGAGCGGGATCGAAATCCCGTGCTCGGTCCTCGAAGACGGGACTCGGCTGCTCTCACAGGTGGGGCTTTTCCGGGCGATCGGCCGCCGAGGTCAGGCGAAGGGAGTGGAGCGCGAAACTCCCGACTCCCGACTGCCCGAGTTTTTGGCAGCGGACAACCTCAAGACGTTCATCACAAACGACTTAATCGCTACTTCCGTCCCGATCCCGTTTCGGACGAAGTCCGGAGCCGGAAGGAATAGACAGGCGCCGATGCGCGCCCTCGGGTACCGCGCTGAGATCCTGCCCCTGATCTGCAATGTCCTCCTCGATGCTAAGGAGTCAGGTGCCCTGTTCAAGAGCCAGCTACACATCGCGGAACGATGCAAAATCCTCAGTCGCGGTTTCGCGGTGGTCGGCGTCTCGGCACTTATCGACGAGGCGACCGGCTACCAGGAGGTGCGTGATCGCCTCGCCCTGCAGAAGATTTTGGATGCGTATCTGTCGCGAGAGTTGGCCGCGTGGGCGAAGCGATTCCCCGATGAATTCTACAAGCAGCTCTTTCGTCTTCGCGGCTGGACGTGGGATGACTTGAAGAAGGGGCGCGGGCAGGGTGGCCGCGTAGTCGGCAAGTACACCAACGATCTGGTGTATTCGCGACTCGCGCCCGGCATTCTGGAGGAACTACAGATCCGAAACCCCACTGATGAGAATGGGCGCCGCAGAGCCAGGCACCACCAGTGGCTGTCTGAGGATGTGGGCCATTCAGCTCTCGCGCAGCATCTTCACGCGGTTACAGGCTTCCTGCGCGCGTCCGATACGTGGGAGCAATTTTTGAGGTTGGTCAACAAAGCCTTCCCGCGACGCACTGACCTGAAAGACCTCCCCCTCTTTAGTAGTCAGGTGACTGCTTCCATCGAGCAACCGCCGCACGCCGTGCAATCTCTGCCCGCTCCGATGAAGTCAGCTTCGTAGCCCGTCGTTCTCCTCCCAACCTTCCGCCTTCGGCCCCCCGCTTCCTGCATGATCCGGACCGAGACAACATCCTGCGTGCCGACGTGCCGGTGCGGGTGCACCGCGCCGAGGACGGCACCTACTCTCGGGAGCGGATCATCGTCAGGGTGCACGAGCACATCCCCGGAGAACTCGTGGTGCAGGGCGACCTGCTCCGAGACACCTAGCGCCCGTCGCTCGCGCTAGTCCGCGTCGATCACGAACACAATGTCTGGAGCGAGCTGCAACGCGCGGCAGAGCCGGATCTCCGGCTCGCGCATCGTGAGGCGCCCGGTGAGCCAGCGCCGGAGCGTCGAGGGGTCGACGCCTAACGCGGCGGCGAGCTGCACCTGGTTCAACCCCGTCGCCTGCTGGGTGAGCTCGATCTCCTCGCGCGCGGTCCTCACGTGTCCCCTCTCGTCGCCTGCCACTGCCGATAGAGCGCGGCGAGCGCGGGCGCCGCCTCTCGGTGCCCCTGCCCGAGCGACAGGGGCGGCTGGCCCGAGCGCTCGAGCGTGTAGCGACCGTCGGTCTCGTGGTAGACGATCGCCGTCCGCCCGGCCCAGTACTGGGCCCGTCGCGTCAGCCCCGCGTGTACCTCACGGATCGCTGGGCGCGGGGGCCCGGGCGATGAGAGCTCGCGCGCGTCGACCCCCGCCTCGGCGAGGAGCCCAGCGATCCCCGCACCGTCCGACACCCAGACGCTGTCCGCGTCGAGCCGGACCCACTCCACCTCCCGGAGGATACGCCGGAGCTGGCCGCGCCCGGCGAGCGTGAGCGCGGTCAGCCGCAGTCCTCCCTGCCCGTCGCGCGACTCGCCGATCACGGCGAGATCGGGGGCGTGTCCCTCCCGCGCGCCCTGCCACGCGCGGCGGCGCTCGCTGTGCGGGCGTGGCACCCCTGCACACGGGGTGCCTGCGAGCGCGCCGCAGCGCGGGCAGTCCGTCGTCGCGACCACCCGCTCCTCCCGGTGGGTGCTCATGGTGACCTCCGCCGAACAGAACAACGCCCCGCGACCGAGTCTCCGGCGCGGGGCGTACGCAATGGGGCCGCCCCCGAAGGGGCGGAATGGGCAAGACAGACACCACCACGACCAACCACAGCTACCTTCGATGGAGCCCACCCCGAGGGGGGCGGGAAATCCTGCCCGGACACAGTAGCACCGGACACCGACAGTCGCAACGTCCGCACGGGGCACGACACTAGCGACCGCCGCGCGTGGCGACGCGCTCCAGGACCATCTGGTCCCGGCGATCCCGAGTGGCGTCAGTGTCGTGCACGAGCCGGAACTGATGCCGGAGTGTGCGAGCATCGTAGCCGGAGCCGAGGCGCGCCATGCAGACGCGGTACCCGGGGACGTACCCCGCCTCGTACCAGACCAGCTCGTGCCCGCAGCCTGGCACGGGGCAGGGCGCGCCCGTAATGTCGGGCCACACATCCCACGGATGGCGCGCGGGCATCGTCACCACGCGCCCTTTCCACCGGAGCGTGGGCGGGAGCTCGTGATTCGGCACCGGGCGGTCGACCCACCGCTGCGCGTGCTCGGCCACCCACTCGGCAACCAGGCCGGTGGGCACCCACGGCTCCCACGCGACCGAGTCGTCGCCGAGGTGGTGCGTCGGCTCGAGTGGCGCAGGCGGCAGCACGCGACGCCACGCGTACCCGCGCCCGATCGTGTACTGATACCGGGATGCCCCGGCGGGCCCCCCGAGCCCGTCGTTGGGGTCCCGCATCTCCAAGACCCCGTAGCCGTCCCGGAGTTCTCGCGCCCACGTGCGCACGCCGGGAGGGAGGTGCGCCTCGTCCGGTGAGAGGCGGTCGAGGACTGAGGCGTAGGTCGTCAGCATGCGGCGAGACATCGGTCAGTCCTCCTCGCAGAGGCCACCACGAGCGCCGTCGCACGACGGGCGCCCGCAGGTCGAGCACGTGGGGCGGCCCGGAAATCCGGCGCGCGCATCCTCAGCGTACCGCCGCAGTCCTCGGATCGTCTGCGGCCGGTCGTACGTCCGACCGATCTCCGCGCCGTCGGTGTCCGGGCGGTCGCCGACGCGCACCACGGACGCGGTGTGGCGAGCGATCGGGGCCCACCACTGGCGGGCCCCGTCGCGGCTGACGAGCAGCACCCGGGCCCCGTCCCTGGAGGTGACTGCCTCTACGCTGTCGTCGTAGCGTGTCCGCCCCCGCACCACACGCCCGGCGACGTAGCACGCACGCCCCCGGTACGTCGCGCGCGCGGCGACGACCGTTGCGTCGCCCGCCGACTGCGGCTGCGACGCGTCACCCTCACCCTCACCCTCACCCTCAGCCGACAGCAACGCCTCTGCCGTCTCGCGCTGGCCGGTCCACCACGCGCGCGCCTCGGCGTCCCAGTGCGCTCCGGCCGCGCGGAGCTGCTCGCGCAGGGGGTACGTCTGGCCGATCAGGTAGTGTCGGCGGCCTCTCGTCTCTATCGTGATCTGCGCCACGGTCTTTCCTCCCTGGTGCCCGCCGATCGGGCGGGCGCTGTCCCTCGGGTGCCGCCGAGGGTCGGTCAGTCAATGGAGCCCCGCGCGTGACGCGGGGGACGGACTATCGGCTCCGCTCCACCTGAGCACGGCGCTGGCGGGCGCGCCACTCACGACGGATCAGGGTGGAGAGCGGGCCCTGCGAGGGGTCCCACATCAGCGTCACGCCTCGCGACTCCAGCTGCTCACACACCTGACGGGGATTCGACCGGTCCTCGCGCACGTAGCCGCCGCCGACGGTCGCGAAAAAATCGCGCTCCACGAGATTCCCGAGGTCGTCCTCGTAGCGGATCGTGCAGCGGTGCGGGTGGGAGTCCTGCGTGATCTGGGTGCGCATCGTCTCATCCTCTCTCGCTCCGCGTCGGGGGAGCGTCCGGTCCCGCCTGGCGCGGCGGGCGGCGTCGTACACACAGAGTATACTAGTGCCAGTAGCACTAGTTGACAAGGGGGGCCTGCACGAATCGGGGTCCGGGCGTGCCGCCCGCCTACAGCACCCGCCCCACCCGCACCACGTGCTCGATCGCGGCCCGGAAATCCGCCGTCCCCTCGAGCACCAACCACACCGGCGTCCCCTCGGCGAGTCCCGTCAGGGCGGCGTCCACCTGGGCCGCCTCGAAGTGCACCGCGAAGCGCGGCGTCGACGCATTGCGCGGGACGGACACCTCGACCGCGCCGAGCGGCGTCGTCCCCTGGGGCGTGGCGCTCCAGTAGGCGTCGATCGTGACGCCGGCGTACACGAGCGGCGCCCCGGAAGGCACGTGGTAGCCCTCGATCTCGTCGACCAGGAGGCCCGCGTCATTGCTGGGGGAGACGGGGATCGGGAACGGGGTGGGGCTCATCAGGGGTCTCCAGGCAAGGCGCCAGCGATACCCGCGTGCCCGGACCTTCAGGCGCCAGCCGGTACCGACCACCGGCGCGCCGTTGTCGGCCACCCCGGTGGGCGCGGTGATGATGACGATCGGGAGGCTCGCCGTCGCGGCTGCGGCGCCGGTGGCGCTGGCCGCGGGTGCCGAGACGACGAGGGTGGGAAGCCCGCCGTTCGCGGCCCCCTCGGCGCCACCGCTGGCGGTCGCCGCCGGCGCCGTCACGGTGACGGTCGCGAGGTCCCCACTGGCCGCCGCGGCACCGGTCGCGGTGACCGCAGGCGCACTCACGGTCACGCTCGGGAGGTCGCCACTGGCCGCGCCATCGCCCCCGGCCGCTGCGACCGCGGTGGGGGCACTGACCGCAATCGCGACGAGGGCGCCGAACGCGTGGCCGGCGAGGGCGCCCGTGCTCCCGCCTAACGCGGTGGGGAGGAGGGGCGGGCGGAGCCGGAGCGTCGTGCGCCGGCGACGGAGTAGGTGCACGTCGCCCCGCTCGGCCCGGCGGCTGCCGCCGTACGTGATGCTGGCGGCGCGCGTGAGGGCGACGAGCTGGCCGACGTTGTTGGACGAGACGCTGAGCGTCCCCACGCGTGTCCCGGTGGCGCCCGCGGCGCCCAGCTCCTCGAGGTAGATCGCGCTCGAGCGGTTGGCCGCGGAGGTCGACGCGGTGCAGGCGTCGACGAGCTCCGTCATCGGGTTGACCCCGCCCCCGTCCAGCGGCGGGCTGCAGGTCGCGAAGGTGCTCGGGCTGTACGTGCCGCAACAGATGGCGAGCAGGCGGCAGTTGTCGATCGACGGTGTGATCGAAGGACAGGTGACGCTGGTCGACGCGGAGTTCCCCTGGCCGCCGGACGCATGCACGGGCGCGCCGGTGTCGACGTCGTCGAGCCCCACCATCGTCCCGACGTACGGCCGCGAGTCGCTCATCACCCAGGTGTAGGAGGCGGGCTCGCTCGCGCCGGCGACCTTGCCGTACAGGTACGAGCGCGGGTTGCTCCCCACCACGTCGGACCGGATGAGCGACCAGCCCGAGGGGATCGTGTTCACCGAGTCGCCGTTCGGGGCGATCAGGTGCGCGACCATGTACTGCCCCGCGACCACACTCGCGTGGACTGGGATGACGATGTTGTTGCTCGCCGTCGAGGGCTCGAACTTGGTGGACCAGTCGGCCATGGGGAGGGCTCCTACACGTGGGCCGCGAGCCAGGCGTTGACGTCGTCTGTGATCGTCGACGTCTGCCAGAGCGGGTGCCCCACGCTGTGGGGCAGGCCGAGTTCCTCCTGGTAGTGACACGCCCCGCCGCCCGAGAACGTGCGCCCAGCGAGGAGCAACTCGTCGCGGAAGCGGCGCGCCTGCGGGACGGGGATCGTGCGATCGCCCCCGATCCCCCCGTCGTGCACGCCGTGCTGGATGCGGATCGCCTTGGGGCTCCGCGTGCGGTTCCGGATCCAGTAGAGCACCGAGACCGAATCCTTGACCGCCTGCGACGCCGAGCAGGGATTGACCGGCGTCGAGGCCCCGCCGATCAGCTCGGCCTCCTGGCTCGACGTCGAGCACACCGACGTGACCCCCGCGCGGTTCATCGTGGGCCCGCCCTCGGCCACCTGGGTCGTGTAGTCGCCATCCTCGTCCGGGAACGAGGTCGGCGAGAACCAGCTGATGAGGCCCGCCACGCCTTCATCGACGGAGGCGTGGCCTAACGACGCGTCGCGGAGCGCGGCGACGCCCGGCGTGAACGCGAGGATGTTGGCGAGGTACGCCCCCGCGCTCGAGCCCCACGCACAGATCCGGGTCGGGTCGATGTGGTAGCGCGCGGCGTTCGCGCGCAGGAAGCGGAGAGCCGCCTTCACGTCGTGGATCTGCGCCGGCCACGCGGCGTCCTGCGAGAGCCGGTAGTCGGCCGACACGAGGGCCCATCCATGATCGAGCACGGTGAGCGGTGCCTCGCCGGCGCCGAATCCCTTCGTGCCCCCCTGCCACCCGCCCCCGTGGCAGTAGAACACCACGGGGAACGGCGCCGTCCCCCCGCGCGGGAGGAAGACGTCGAGCACGCGCAGCGCATGGCCGCTCGCGTAGACGACGTTGCGCCAGGCGGCGCCGTGAATGCGCGCGCGCCGCCGCGTCATCTGGCGGCTCACCAGTCGAAGCCCACGAGCTCGTCGAGATACACGACGCAGTTGACGGGCGGCGTCACCTCCACCACCACGCACTTGGCGCCCGGGATGTACAAGCCGACCCCGTTCAGCCGCGAGACCAGGTCGAAGGGCACCACCTCCGACGGGTGCATCTTGTCCGACCAGAGCGTCACTGGATTCGCATTCGGCATGTTGGTGCCCGAGAGCGTCCACCCGTGCTTGCCCGTCGGGAGTCCGGCCGTCACCAGGGGATTCACGGCCACGGGACTGTTGACGGTGCCGGTGGTGCCTTCGGTGTCGTACTGCTGCACCCGCACCGGCATGTCCGCGAGCGCGAGGTCGCGTTGGTTGGTCGAGAGCTTGATGAGCTCGATGCCCATCAGGCGATTCGTCGGGACGACAAAGGAGTGCAGCAGGTTCCACCCGCCGGTCGTCACGGATACGCCGGCGCTCGGTCCGGCCACTCGATAGCGCATGGGGCTATTCCTCGGGGTTGAGGGTCACGGTGGGCAGCGCGGCCTGGGCCGCCCCATCCCCCGACGCCGGCTTCGCGCGCGCCCGCTCGGTGAGGAGGATCTTGAGCCGCGCGATGATGCGCTGGCGGCGCGCGCGGATCGCGTCCTGCTCGCGCCCCAGCTGCTGGTTGAGCGCCACGAGCTCGTCGATGCCGTGGCCCTCGAGGTCAGTGAAGTCCGGGTCCATGAGGGCTCCTAGTTCTGTTTGCGGTAGGGGGAGGTGAGCGTGACGGAGAACGTGGCCGCGGTGCTCGAGACGTCGGCGCCGAAGTCGACGTATCCCACGAGCTCGTCGGCCGAGGCGGCGCCGCCACGCGACTTGTAGATCACGCCGGCGCGGCCGGTGAGGGTGGACGAGGGCCACGACGGGTTCGACGGCGTGATGTCGAGCCGATGGTTCGTCGTGTCCTTGTTGATCGTCATCGTCACCACCGCGCCGCCGGTGGTATAGCCGGTGCCGGAGACCTCGTTGGTGACGTCGGAGCGCTTGAGGTGGGTGCCCTTGTTCGGGGTATAGGCGGCCGCCACCAGCATCATCTTGAAGGTGTCGGTGTCGTAGTCGATCGCGCCGCGCGCCTCGTCCTCGAGGCAGGAATCGTAGATCAGGCTGGCCATGGGGGCCTCTCGTTAGGGGCTCGTTAGGGGAGGGTGGGCGGCACGACGACCCCGCGGGTCGCGTGGTCGATGAACGCGCGGGAGACGCCGTAGCCCTGGGCGAGCGCGGCGTCGAGCGAGGGAAGCACGGTGACCCCGGAGAGCTTGGGGCTCCCACTCCCCACCAGGGCGAGTCGGAGGGTGAGGTTGGGCGCGCAGAGCGCGGTCCAGCACCCCATCATCCCGTATTTGCCGTAGGTGCGGAGGTCGCCGTCGATCGTGAGACCGACCGCGGTGGTCGAGGTGGCCGAGCCGCCGGTGTAGGCCGACCCGTCGCCCGGCGGCGAGAGCCAGGTGTTGCGCGCGAAGAGCACGTCGGTCGCCCCCGTCAGGAGCAAGAGCCCCCGATTGTCCAGGGTGATCGTGCCGATCGAGTCGGCGTAGTTCTCGCTGATGGTGACCCGGCGCGTGATTGAGTCGATCGCGCCGGCGTCGCCGCCCCGACCAGAGAGGTTGAGCGCGGCGCCGGCGTGGCGAATCAGGTTGCGTCGGATCGTGAGGTCGCGCGTCCCGCTCCCGCGATGCGCGGCGTTGCCGCTCTGGTTCGCGCTCTTGATGACGAACGCGTGGCCGTCCTGCCCGTCGCGCCACGCGCCCTCGAGGACGTTTCCTTCGATCAGGATGCGCTGCGCGTTCTTGAGCTCGAGCAGATTCTTCTTGGTCCACACGCCCTGCCAACTCACCGGCGTGACGATGTGATTGCGGCGGATGGTGATGTCGGACGGGTGGATGCCCGCGAACTTGGGATCCGAGCCGCCGAACATGACGTTCTCGCCGGCGCCGGCGAGCGTGTTGTTCTCGATCAGGAAGGGGCCGGGCCCGCTCCATCCCGCGATGGCCTGCGAGTCCGACCCCTTCTCGTGGCAGTCGTCGAGCCAGGAGTTGATCACGCTCGTCGATGCCGACTGCAACGACACGCAGCGACGCAATGGGCGATGCGGCCAGCCGTGCGCCCACACGCGATCGAGCACGAGGTCGCGCGCGAACTGCAGGACGGTGGGCGGCGCCGCGAAGTCCACGAGCGCATACGTCAGTGTCGATAACGCCGAGTCGGTCCGCACCTCGAGGAGGGTCAGGTACCACCCGCGCGCACCTGGTGCGGTGACCACGGCGGCCGCGGTGCCGGTGGCCTCGAGGGTGGCGAGGTGGGGCCCGTATGCCGGACGCACCCGCTCACCCGGCGCCGGCTGTTGCGGGCTGGGCGTCGTGCGCACGACCACCCAGCCAGTGTCTGTGCGTGCAGGGAGCGTGAGACTCCCGCGAAATCGGTCCCCGGGCGCAACGCAGAGGACCTCACCTGCACGGGCCCGCCCGACCGCTGCCTGGAGCAGCGCGGCGGAAACCGTCGAGGTGCAGGCAGCACTCGCGAGGGAGGGAGGGAACTGCGGCAGCGCTCGCGGCAACTCGGCCGGGCCATCGAACCCGGTGCTCGGCGGGAGCGGCGGAGTCGTGTCCACGGGGGGCGTCGTATCGACCGGGGGACGCACCGTGTCGACCGGCGGCACCGTCGGCCGCGCGATCCAGCGCACCACGAGGGAGTCAGCGACCCGCAGCGCCCGCCGCACGCTGTCCGCGTAGACGGAATCGCGCGACGACTGCGCGGCGAGCGGTGGAGCGAGCGCGCCAGCCAGCGCGAGACTCGTCAGGCAGGCAATCAGTAGCAGGCGACAGCGCTTCGCCTGGGGAATGGTGGTGGGGGATCGGGTCATGGGGCGGACTCCAGGAGGACGTAGGGAATCGCGGGCTGGCCCGCGCGCTTGAGTTCCGCGCGCACGCACGCCATGAAGGCCTCCCACTGCTCGGGCCAGATCGTCTGGCACCCCTCGCTCGAGGTGGAGTGGCGGGACCCGCGGTGGATGTTGATGCCGAACCAGCCGGTCTCTCGGGCCCCGCCGTCGCGGGCGACGGTGACCGGCGCCGCCTGGACGAGCGCGGGATAGCGCTGCGGCTTGGGGCGCGAGAGGCCGTGCGTGCCGATCTTGTAGCGCCACACCCCGGGCACCAACGACGCGATGCCGGGCCGGAACACCGAGGGGTCGGTGTTCGCCGTGAAGGCCACATGTGCCTCGGGCGAGACCAGGAAGATCGCGTCGTCGTAGAGCCCGCGGTCGTTCACGCCGGGCGTTCCCATGGTGTCGCGGTAGTACCCACGCACCCCGAGCAGCGCGACCGCGTCCGTGACGCCGGCCGCGCGGACCAGGCGCAGCGTCTCCTCGCGCGCCTGGCGTGGCAGGGCCGGGGGGCGCAGCACGTTAGGCGGCATCATCGCCCTCCTCGCGGCGCGGCGGCGATCGCGGGACGAGGCGCGCCGTCGGCTGCTCGGACGCCGGCGGCCAGAAGGTCTCCAACACGCGCGTGAGCCACCCCTTCTTCTTGCGCGGGCGCGGTGGCGTCGGCGTCACGGTGGGCGTCTCGTCAGGCATCGGGCTCCTCCCGGCGCGGCGGCGTGGGCCGCACCTCGATCGAGGGTTGCGTGGGGATGCGCACGGGCCCCACGCTGCGCATCCACGCGAGCACGGCGGAGAGGACCGGGATGGGCGCGGCGCCGAAGCGCTCGCGATGGTGGGCGATGCTTTGGAGATCAACGGTGAGCAGCGCGATCCCGAGGGCGGTGGCCACGCCCCCGCGGGTGTCGACGAAGGCATGCGCCGCCGCCCAGCCCTCGAAGAGCCGCACGCCGAGCAGCAGCACGATCCCCGAGGCCTTCCCATGCCAGCCGCGCCTCGCCAAATCGGGCGAAAAGAGGCCGTCTGCTCTCGCGTGTTTGGTGCCGTAGTAGTAGTCGCATGCCGCGATCGCGATGATGAGGAACAGGAGCTGGGTGAACGCGTCGCCGCGGAGCCACTGCCAGGCGCCCCCGACCCACGCGAGGCCCCAGCCCCAGCGCGGCGTCTCCTCGGCCAGGCGATCGACGGGCTGTGCGAGGAGCCGGATCAGACTCCAGACCGGTTGGGTGACATGGCGCATCGTCAGGCGCTCCAGGTGACGAGGAGCTGCTCACGCGTCGCCACCCCCACCTGCAGGAAGCCGGACGGATTCAGGTGGCGGACAAACACCGGCACCATCACCGCCTCCGTCCCCAGCGCGGTCGCGACCTCGCCGGCGGTGGGGGGATCGCCTGGCATCGCCGTCGGCACGGCGAGGAGCTGCTGTCCGCCGCGGGCCCGCACGAAGAAGGCCTTCGCGGCATCGACGCTCGCCGGGTCGAAGCCCCCAGCCCGCGCCTGCTGGTTCAAGTCGCGCGCGTGGCGATCGGCCACGTGCCGCAGTCGATAGGGGAGGCTCACGACCCGGGGCGTGGGATCGGCGTGTCCCGTCCCGTAGCACACTTCGTACGCTTCACACAGGAGGTCGGCCATCGTCAGGCTCCCTGGGCGGAGAGGTAGGTGGCGAGGACGTCGGCGAAGAGCCGCGTCCGGGTGGCGACTTGCACCTGCGCGGCGCCATCCTCGGAGCCGCGGTAGGTCACGGCGTCGAGGCGCTCCTCGAAGGCGAGCCCCAGCGCCTCGGCCTCGACTCGCACGACGCGCCCCTCGAGGAGCTGCTCCGTGCCGTAGCTCACCTCGAGCGCGCGCTGCAGGTCGACCACGTCGATGTCATTGGTGGTCTCCGGCGCGGCCAGATCGCGGAGCGCGAGCTGGCCGAGCCCGTAGGCGTCCTGCTGCCCGCGGATCACGAATCCCGAGGGGAGCGACCCGTCGAGCACGACCATCACCCCGCCGAGCGTGGGATTGCCGCCGCCGTTCACGGCGGAGATGCGCACCTGGACGCCGTCCCAGGGGGCGTATCGCGCGCCGGCGCCCGGGGTGTGGAGGCAGTCGACCGCGAGGAGGTCGAGGTCGATGGTCGTGTCGGGCGCCACTTCCTCGGAGCCCGCGGGAGGGCTCGGATGCCCCGGCGGGTGGATCATCGTCGTCGCGAGCACGGCGCCCCCGTTGGCCACGAGGAGCTCGACCTTCGTGTGGTGGCTCGCCAGCGACCCGTCCCAGAAGGAGCCCGTGCCCGTGCGGAGCCGCACGCGCACCGCGACCTGCGAGAGTCCCTGCACCACGCGTGGCCACACGATCGGCGACGTCAGCGTCTGCAGGTTGTTCCCCGACAGCTGCACCGCGTGGATGGTGCCGGGGCCCGGGAGGAGGGTCGTGATCTTGGTCGGGTTCCCGATCCCGCCCTGGGTCCACTGGTCGGGCGCGGTCCCGGTGAAGTCGTCGAACACCGGGTTGCTGGAATGGAGGAGGTTCACCACGCATCGCGCGTTCGAGAATGCGCGCGACTTGCGCGTGATGCCGTACTGCGCCACGAGGGGCGAGGGGAGCCCGCTCAGCGCGGCGCCGCTGTTCTCCAGCGTGAACTCGAGGAGGTCGTCGGTGGCGAGGCCCGTCACCGACGACAGCGTGAGCGTGTTGGCCGCCGCCGTCTCCGCGTCGACGTAGCCGAGGAAGCCGGCCACCGCGCGGTAGCACCGCACCTGCTTGACGAGCGCGCCGGCGCTGAACGGGGGGGACGTGTCGAACGAGTAGCGCACCCGGATCCGGAGCTGCGTCGCGGACACGACCTGCACGACCGTGAACGGCTTGCCGAAGAGGCCCCAGGGCTGCGCGACGTTGTTGTGCGCGAAGCCCCAGTCGCCCGCCTGCACGCCGGCGGTGGAGGCGACGGTGAGCGTCTGCTCGGTGGTGCCCGCGATCGTGACCACCGTCGTCGACGTCGTCGCCAGGACGAGCGTCGAGCGGCGCATGAGGCAGTCGAGGTGCACGTTGTCGGTGGGGACGGGATCGGTCGCGGAGAACGGGTTCGCGACCGTGACCACATTCCCCACCGGCGGCGCGGTCACGCGGAGCGGGAACCCCGGGACCGGGACATCGACCGACGTCGCCGGCGTGAGGCCCTCGCGGAGCTCGAAGACCAGGGCGTCGAGGATCTGCGTCAGGCTCGCCAGCTGCACGCGGCCCGTCGGCTCCGACGGCGTCGGCCCCCAGCTCTGCACGATCCGGAACGAGCGACCCGTCCGGACGCGCTGCAGGTACCAGCTGCGCGCGCCCGTGGGATCGACGAACTGGCCATCAAACTGCACGACCGGGAACGCCCAGCCCGACGGCGACTCCGCGACGGGGAAGGGATCGACCTGGGCGAGTCCGTAGTCCACGTTCGCCCCCAGGAACTGCATGCGCTGGATCGACTTCGAGACTTCCGAGTGGCCCGTCTCGCCGAACGGCACGAGTACCGTGGCCTGCTCGAGCGAGGCGACGCGCTGCGTGACGCGGCGGAGGTTGTGCCCGACGGTTACCCGCAGCGGCTCGTACTCCGCGATCCCGTTCACCTGCTCGACGACTTCGATCCGCCAGCCGGTGATCCACGGGAAGATCCGGAGTTCCCAGCCCAGGAAGTCGACGCACGCGTTCAGGAGCTCGAGCGGCGTCCAGCGCGAGAACGCCTGCGGACTCCGCTGGCCGTTGCCGCACACCACCTCGTACCAGCCGTATCCCTGGGCGGCCAAGTGCGGCAGCATGTACGTCGTCGCCCAGTCGACCACCGACAGCTCGCCCGCAATCGCGTACTCGCGGTGCCCGCCGGCGTAGACGTGCGCCATCGGCCCCGCGTCGGCCCAGTCGAACAGGAGCGAGCGCGCCTTGACTGTGAACGCGAGCCCGTCGGCCCGCTGCTCGCGCACCGCCTCCGAGATGCGGAGCACCACGACCTCGCCCAACTGCCCGGGGGCGAGCGGCGTGAAGTGGAGGGCGAGGATGCGCCGCTGCTGCGCGAGCGGGGCGGCGTTGCCCGAGAGCGGCGCCACCACCGTCGCCACGTGCGCGGCATCGCGCCGCTTGACCAGCTCCCACGAGAGGATCTGGTCCAGGTACCCGTAGCAGGTGGCCCCCGGCACGTTGGGCGGGAGGTCCCACACACTGATGGCGTCGAGGGTCGTGATGGCCATGGCGTCGGTTACCAGCGCTGGAGGAGCTGCGCGTCACTGATGACCGCGCCGTTGGCCTTCCACTGCAGGAGCCGCGTGCGGGCCTTGGAGAAGCCGGCCAGGGGCTGCAGCCACCAGCCGACCGTCGAGGGGTCGGCGCCCCACTGGAGCGCCGGCGCCAGGCCAGCGCTCACCGCACTCCACACCACCGCGCCGCCGTTCACCGCCTGGCCGATCTGCACCGAGCCGTCGGCGTTGAGCACCACGAACAGCCGCACCCACGCGCCCCACGCCGGCGTCGACGCAGCACTCGCCGTCACGCTCGCCGTCCCGTTGTGGTGCGTCACGGTGTAGCGCGCCGAGGCGTTGCTGCTGACGGCGAGCGAGGGGTTGGCCCCGTTGGCGTCGGTGAGCACCGCGACGACGCTGTTCGTGATCCCCGTCGCCCCGGCCTCGATCAGGTCCAGGAGCCACACCTGGCCGGCGAGCGGGGGATAGGGGGCGAGCCACCCCAGGAGTTCGCGCGGGCGCGTCACGCTCGTCGCGGCGGGCGTCCGGATGCGCGAGCTCGCGCGCGCGTCGTCGCGCTCGACGAGCACCGCGCCCAGGTACACGGAGCCCTGCTGCGCCGCGGTGGTGGCCGCGCCGATCCGGATCTCGTGCGGCGAGGCCACCGTGACCGCCGTCGACGCGACATCGATCACGTAGAACCGCACGCCGCGCTCGGTGCGCCAGTACGACACGCCGACACTCGTCCCCGTGGTGGGCGTGACGATCGGTGAGCCGTCGCCGGCGGCGGTGATGCTGCACAGGCAGCGATCGGCCCCGCCGCCCGCGGTGTCGCGGAGCCACACGAAGGCCCCACTCGCCGCGGGCGAGGGCCCGCGCCCCCACAGGAGCCGGATGCCCTTCGCGGTCGCACCGACGAAGGCCGACGCACTAATGGACCGGAACAGGTACGCCCGGTTGGTGGCGTCGGTGTCGCTCACCAGGTACACGTCGGCGTCGCCCAGCGTCGCGAAGTACGTGCGGCTGATGGCCCCGGAGGTCGACCAGGACGCGAAGGCGTCGTCGAACCCGCAGAGGTTGGTCGACGCGTCCTCGCACACCAGCGCCGGCTGCTCGCGCACGCCGTCGCCGTCCAGGTCCCACCACTCGTAGCGTGCGAGGTCCTCCGGCATGCGGTACGAGCGCCCGTCGGTGCCGATCCCCCACGCATTCCCGGCCCGGAGCCCGGTGGGCGTGTAGAGTCGGCCGCGTGACACACACGCGAGTGTCGGGTCGCTCGGCACCGGGCGGTAGTGGTGCGCGAGCTGCGAGGGCCGCTCGGTCCCGTTGACCAGCGCGGGCGGGAGGATGGTGGGGCTGACGAGGGTCATCGGAGCCACCCGCGCACGAAGTCCACCACCAGGCGCCCGCTCGACGTCTCGAGCGTCTGCCAGCGCCCCGCCTCACGCTCGGCGTAGCGGGGCTCGAGCGTGACGAACCCATGCCCGAGCGTGAGGTCGCGCGGCACGTGGACCTCGATCCCGCCCTGATACGCCACGACCCGGCGCCGCGCGCCGTCGAATAGCAGCGCATCGTTGGGGCCCTGCACGGTCGTGAGCGTCGACTGACGCACCACCGTGCCGTCGGCGGCCCGCTGCGTGACCGTGGCCGCCGTCGAGTCCAGGAGCCACACCACCGCGTGGCTCGGCGCCGTCCCCGTCTCCACCTCGACTCGATTCGCGGTGCCCGTGCCGTTGCTCACCACCCGGCGCGCGTAGCGATCGAACAGATACGGGCAGCGCTTGGTGAAGAGGAGCGTGCCCTTGAGGACGGTGCGCGCGAACTCCTTCCCCGGCACGAAGAAGGTGGGCCCCCCGAACTGCACGAGCGCGCGCTTGGTCCAGTCGTAGGCCGACGCGAGTTCCAGTGGCCCCAGGCTGCACCACGAGGCCAGGGCGTCGATGGCCATCGCGAGCTCCGCCCGCGACTCGCCGCGATACACGACCTCGAGGGGGATCGTCGTCGGCTCGAACGTCGCCTCGCTCGAGAGCGCGAGCTGCCCCGCGCCGCCGGCGAGCGCGCCGGCCGGATGCGACTGCGTCCAGGTGCCGAGCAAGTTGGGCGCACGCGACAACGTGAACCCGAAATCGCCGAGGTCCCGGTCACACAGCGTCACCATCCCGGTGCGGGCGGGGAACGCCATCAGTTGCTCCTCGCGATCCCGGCGCGCCGGAGCGCGACGAGGAGTTCGGTGGCCAGCTCCTGCTGCACCAGCTGCAGCAGCCCGCCCTGCATGATCCGCCCCAGCTCGCCGGGGTCGCCGGCGTTGACCGGGCCCGCGAACACGGGGCCCAGTTGGACGACGATCTGCACGCCACCACCGCCCGCACTCGCGCCACCGGCGGTCGGGCCACCGAGGAACGACGGCAGCGCCGGCGGTGCGATCGGCCCCGGCACCTGCAGCGTGCGGGCGAGGCTCGCCGACAGGAGCCCCACCATCTGCTCCACGGCAACGACCTCGCGGAGCGTCAGGTCGATCAAGCGGTTCGCGGAGACCTCGGTAATGCTGGCCGCGGAGGCCACGTTCGCGCGTCCCCCACCGCCACCGGTGACCCCGCCCCCGCCAGCGCCCGGGCTCCCGAGGCCATCGGCCGGCACGGCGCGGATCTGCTGCAGCAGCTTGAGCACCGCCGCCCGGACCGCGGCGTCGGTCGTGCTCTTGCCTAACGCGATGAGCGCGGCCTCGGCGCCGGCGCGGCCTTGCGCGGTGCCGAGGTCGAACTGCCGGAAGAGGTCCGCGAGCTCGGGCAGCACGTTGGACACGGAGGCACTCGTCCGGCGGAGCCGTTCCAGCGGGTCGGTGATGCCCTCCAGCTCAGCGTCGAACTCCGCGGCGTCAAAAGCTTGCGCGAGTTTGTCAGCGAGCGACAACACCTTCGCCGCCGCCGAATCGGCGCCCTCCTCGAGGCCCAGCAGGGCGTCGAGCAGCTCGTCGACCGAGATCCCCATCGCGGCCGCCAGGGCCTCCAGCTCCGCGGGGCTCCCGGCGATCGCGCGAATCCACGCCTCGAGCGCATCGCGTCCCTCCTGGGTGGCCGGATCGATGTCGCCCATCGCCGCAGCCAGCGCGGGGAACGCCTCGCGCAGCGCGTCGAGGCGAATCCGGAGCTGCTCGGCCGGGTCCTCGACATCATCGAGCCGGATGCGTCGCTCGGCGCCGTCCAAAATGCCTTGCCGCCGACGGCGCGCGACTTCCGCTTGGCGCGCGGCTTCGGCGGCCGCATCGGCCGCTGCTCGCGCCGCCTCGTCGGCCACCTCGCCCGCCAGGCCGAGGATGCGCTTCAGCGCATCGATCACGACCTGCTCCTCTTCCGTCACGCCGCCCTCGGCCAGCAGGTCGAAGATGAAGCGCGCGCGGCGTTTGAGTTCGTCCTGGCCCTCGGCCGTGGCGAGGTCGATCCCCTCGAGGATGCCGTGCAGGAGGGCGAACCCCGCGTTCTCCGCCATCGACTCGTCGCTCGTGATCGCGCCCACGAACGCGGCGAGCTGGTCGCGCGCCGACGTCTCGAAGATCACGAAGCGGTCGGCAAGGACTGCCAGCGCATCGACGAACGCCTCCGCCGCTGGCGTGGCCCCCTCGAAGGCGCCGAGCAACGCGCGCAGCACCGCGATCTGCGCCTGTTCGGCCGCCGTGAGTTCGCCGTCGGCGGCGAAGCCGTCGATGATGCCCCGGATGGATTCTCGGAATGCGTCGGCACTTGACGTGTCGACGCCGGCGGCGAGCTCGGGAAACAGGTCGGTGAAGAGGGCGCGGGCGCGGTCGAGCTTCTCCTCCGCGGTGAGGGACCCCAGCTCCACCGCGACACCGAAAGCCTCGATCGCGGCGGCGAAACGATCGGCGGGGTCCACTACCGCCGGCGAGGCCGCACGAATCGCCTCGATCGCGCGCAGGATCTCCTCCACGAATTCGTCGAGGGAGAGTCCGCCGAGGTCCTCGAGCTCCAGCGACTGCAGGTTCCGGAGCGTCTCGCCCAGATTGGCAATCGCCGCCGCGCGACCCTCAGACGTCGTGAGGTCCAGGCCCTCGAGGGCGCGCGCGATCGCGGGTGCTCCGTCCGTGGGGTCGGTGAGCACCCGGAGGCGCTTGAGCAGCCCCTCGATCCCGTCGAACGCTGACGGGTCGATACGCGCCTCGATCTCCAACTGGCGCATGCGTCCGGCGAACCCCTCGCCGAACGCCGACAGGTCGGCGCTCAGGATCGCCTCGCGCAGCGCTCGGTAGGCGTTGACCCCCAGATTGCCGGCAATGCCGAATTCCTCTGCAGCCCGCTTCACGTCGTCGAAGGACAGTCCGGCCTTGCGCAAGGCCTCCTCGAACGCGATGCGCTTGGCGTGGACGCGATCCACCACCTCATCCCCCGAGAGGCCGCGCGTGTTGAACCCCTGGTCGACACCCGAGACGCTGATGGCATTCGCGATGCCCCTGAGCGCGCGCCCAGACGACTGCACCCCCAGCAAGTCCCCGATGCGGAGTCGCAGAGCTTCGAGGCTCTTCGTCAGGAGCGCGGACTGCTCGCGGCTGCGCTCCTCGGCGTCCTTGCTCTCCTGACGCGCCGCGCCCACTGCAGATAGGACCCCACCGAAGATCTGGCCGATCGCCGGAAGTGCCGAAGCCACGCCACCTGCGGTGGAGAAGAGGTTCTTCGCCCCCCCGGCTTCTTTCGCCAACTCCGCGATGCGCGCGAATCCTCCAGCGACCTGCACGGTGCTTCCGAGCATCTTCGATAGCAGGTCGTCTGCGCCCAGCAGCGCTGACGAGAGGCCGAACGCAAAGCCGGCCGCATCGCTCAACGACGTTGCGAAATCGCGCGCGCGGTCCGTGTCGAGAGAAACCTCGATGCTCCCGCCGAGCGCCTTGATCCGCTGCTTCAGTTTCTCGATCTCCGCCATCAATCCGGCGATGCGCGCGGCCGTCGCCTCCGCCTCGCCCGGCGCGACGACAACGGCCCGCAGCTGGAGTAGCTCCTGCTCCGTGTCGTCCAGCAGGCGCAGCAAGCCGAGCTGCGCATCCATGCTGGAGATCGCGGAGCGCTCGATGTCCGAGATCGCCTGGTCTGTCTGCTCGGCGTGCACCTTCACGTCGCCCAGCGCCCGCTGCAGTGCGAGCAGGCTCTGCGCCCGTTCGGGGGGGACCTGCAGATCGTCGAGGCGCTCCTTCAGCTGCTCGTATGCCAGCGCGACGTCGTCGACGATCGAGGGGGTGAGCGACGCCTGCAACTCCGCGAGTTCGCGGGCCGCCTCTCGCGCGCCGAGATCGCGCAGCCCGGCGCGGACACCGTCAGACTGCGCCACGAGGGCGTCGAAGAGCGCGATCTGCTCGCTGGTCGGCTGCTTGAGGTGATCGCGGAACGAATCACCCAGGTCGCGCACGATGCGATCGTACTCCGCCATCGAGATCTGTCCGGCCTTCGCCTTGGCGAACAGATCCGAGAAGGCCTGCTCGAAGTCGCGGGCGAATCGGTCGGCCTCCTCCTTCGCCCGCGCAGCCGCCACCTTGGTGCGATCGTTCGTCTCCAGCTTCCCCAACAGGCCGAGGATCTGCACGCGCCGCTCGAGCGTGATGTTCGTTTGCCGGAGTTCGCTCCGGAGCGCGCTTTCGATCGCCTGCTTGCGCTGCAGTTCGTCGGCGGTCGCCTGGTTGGCGCGGGCGAGCAGCTGCAGTCCGCGGAGCTCCTCCGCCTGCAGCCGGCGCGTCTCGACCTGCAGCTGCTGCTGGGCGAGGAGCCGATCGTTCTCGCGCTCCGTCAACTGCCCGCGCCGTTCATTCAGCTCGGCCTGGATCCCGGTGCGGCCCAACACGCCGCCCGCACGCGCCTTCCGCTGCTCCAACTCATCGATCTCGCGCTTGAGTCGTGCGACGTCCTTGTCGATCGTCGTCAGGCGGGACGCCGCGGCGTCCCCCGTCGCCTCGCGCGCCGCCGTCGCCAGGCGCCGGACCTCGTCGACTACCTTGCGCGTCTCCTGCTCGGTGCGCCGGAACACCTCGATGATCGCCAGCGACGCCACGCCGATCGCGCCCACGAGCGCCCCCGTCGGCCCGAACAGGAAGGCCATGTTCGCGCCTTGCGTGATGATCTGCTTGAGCCCCTCGCCCCCCACCTTGCCCGCGCGCGCCATGTTCTCGGCGGCCGACGCGATCGCGAGCGAGGCCTGCGTGTAGCGCTGGCCGATCGGGTTGGCCTTCTGCGCGATCGCACCGGCCTCCTTCCCGAACGTCTTCGTCGCCGTGCCGGCCTTCGCCATTTCGGCTTGCAGCTGCGCGGCGTTGGCCTCGATCTGGACGAGGAGCTTGTCGATGACGGTGGCCATCAGCCGAGGCCCTCGATCTGATCGAGTCCGTCACGCCCCGACTTGCGCTCGGCCGCCTGACGCGCCGCCTCGTGCTGCTGGGCCGCGCTCACCGCCTGCGCGAAGAGCTTGCCGATCGAGAATCGCCGCATGTACGTCGCGGCATCCTTCCCCTTCTCGTGCGCGTACGCCCCGATGAAGCCGGCGAGGGAGAGCCGCACCGACGCCTGCGTGTCCTGGGGAAACAGCGAGGCCACGAGGAGGTTGCGCTGCGCGTTTACCTGGCGGTGCGCGGTGAACAACTTGAGGAGATCGGCCGGCGTCATGGCGTGCGTCCACGCCGGAGGATCGGGCTGCTCGAGGAGGGGATCGAACGGGAGCTCGGCGGTGCCGGCCGTCAGCACCCACGCCCACACCTGCACCGCGAAGGAACGGTAGAGGGGCTCGAGCGCCAAGGCCTGCTCGCTCGCCGGCGTGCGGTGGAGCGCCACCGCGGCCGCGAGCTCCGCGGCGCCGGTCACCGAGCGATCGAGCGTGGTCAGGAACTCCAGCGCGACGTAGCCGAGCGGGTGCACGGACACCACGTGGCCACTGTCCAGCGTCACCGCGACGGCGAGGTCCTGCTGTGCGTCGGACCGCGCGCGCTCGGCCTCGTCCGCATCGATCGCCGCGTGCGCGGGCCGCATGCGGTCACACAGCCGGATGTACTGCGCCCAGCACCACAACCACGCCCCGCGGCCTCCGATCGCATTCTCGGCGCCGCCCGGCCAGTACGCCGCGAGTTCGTCGGGGGAAACGACATCCACCGCCGCCACCGCGAGCTGCTCACGCAGCTGCTTGCAGCGACGGCGGATGTCCCGGTCCGACCACGGCTTGACCTCGCGCGCCATGCGGGGTTAGGGGCTTACGCCCACTCGCGCCGCACGATGTACGAGCACTTGCCCGAGAAGGGGGTGACCGATGCAGCCGACTTGCCCCCCATCTGGATCTGCCCCTGCGGCGCGATCGAGCAGTTGGTGAGATCGAGCGTCACCGTCATCGAGTCGAACCGGAGGAGCGTGATCCGGAACGCGACCATGTCGATGAGGCTCGCGGTCGCGTCGCCGACGGTCGAGATGCGCGGGTCGCCCGCCGTGCCGGCAGCGGCCGACTCGTTGTCCTGGTAACCGAGCGCGTTGAGCAGGTTCTGTGCGTTGGCGCCCAGGAGGCCGAACGACCACCCCAGCTCGAGCGTACTCTTCGTGGTCTGCACGACCGTCTCGACGTCGGCGGCCTCGATGATCGACTCCTGCTGCGAGGGCGACAGCGAGAAGCCGTTGACCTCGACGCGCCCGAGCGAATGCTTCACCGCCTCCAGGAGGCGCGTGCCGGCGGGGTGCTGGAACGCCGTCTTCCAGGTGAGCGGCATCGTCGTCGCCGGCGTGCCGAGCTGGTTCACCTCGATGCCGTTCGCACCGATGATGAACACATGATCGTTGGGGCTGGCGTTGGTCGTGGCCGGGACGGTGATCGTCGCGTTGTTCTTCGCCGTCGCGCCGGCCGTGATCTGGTCGAAGGGGCTGGTGGTCAGCGGCAGGAACATCTCGATCGAGACGAGCCGCTTGATGAGTTCCGTATTGGTGAGCAGGCGGGCCATGTCAGTCTCCGGGAAGCGTTAGGCGCCGAGCGCCCAGGGGTCGAGGGCCTCGAACGTCAGCACGACGCCGAGGAGCAAGGGGGTGTCGGGCGTCGTCACCGGCGGGAGCCAGGTCACGCGACCCGTGAGCGAGAAGTCGATGCCGTCGATCGTGAGCGTCGGGTCGGCGCCCGAGGGCGCGGCCAGGGCGAGCACACGGAGCGCGGTGCGGAGGAGCTGCTCGAGCTGCACGAGTTGCACGTGCGTCTCGTCGTGCCGGGCCACCGCGAGGAACGCCACCTCCACCGTGCCCGGTGTCGCCTCCTCGGGCAGCCGTGGCGCGTCGTACTCGCTCGCCTGGCGCAGGAGCACGAGGGGACGCCCTCGCGTGAGGACCTCGGGCGGGATGTCCCCTCGGGTGACCCACGCCGATTCGTTCTGGGTGTAGAACTGGCACGCCGGCGGCGGGTCGGCATGCGCCGGCCGCGGGATGCCGAGGCGCGTAGCGTTGAGCCCCGTGGTTTCGTCCTCGAGGGCCGCGAGGCACCAGCCGATGATCGTCCCGATCACAGGGGCACCTCCACCACGACGAAGCGGTCCCACCGGTCGCGCGGACCCTCGACGGGGCCGCGGCTCCGATAGGCGACGCCGCCGATCGTCAGGCGCTGGTCACTCACCAGCGTGCCTAACGACCCGGCGGCGACGGCCAGCACGTGCGCCCCGACCGGCACCGTGACACCGAGCTCGCGCTCGATCTCCGTCGCGCGGCGCAGGAGCCCCAGCGCCGTCGTCGGCGTGCCCGTCACCTGCACGGGCACACCGAAGTCGACGAGGGGGGCCGCGGTGTCGTCGGGGGAGAAGACCACGAAGATCAGCGCGTCAGGCGGTCACGACGGCGCAGTACACCGACGCATCGGGCCGGGTCGGCACGACGAGCGGGGCGCTCTGCAGCATCAGGTATCGGACAGCGGGGTCTTCGTTGAGCCAGCTCTTCGGGAAATACGGTACGGCCTGGAGGCCCGCCCGCTCGTCCATGATCGCCCCGAACGCCCGCACGCCTTCCACGCCGGGCTGGCTCTGCTCGGACTTGAAGGACGTCATGAGACACGCCTTCGCCGGGAAGATCGGCGTCTCCGTGCCCGTGGCCGGATCGACGTACCATCCCGAGTACACGTAGATGTTGAAGTTGTCGATCCGGCCCATGAACTGGCCTCCTTCGGTGGCTGCCGCGCCCTGGTTGAGGCCGAGCCCCAGGTTGTGGATGCCGTACAGCCGATCCTTCACCGACAGGTGCACGCGGAACGCCTTCCACGCATCGACGCCGAGCACCACGTCGGCCGGGAACCGGCTGGAGTTCTGCAGGCCAACGAGGCCCCAGTCCTGCAGGTTGTCGAGCGGGAACGAGGTGGGGGTGGTCGGGTTGGCCGACCACAGCGTGCCGCCCGAGAGATTGGCAATCGTGTTGCCGGCCGTCCGGCCGAAGTTGACCGTGGTCGTCGGGTATCCCTCTCCCGCCACGGTCACAGTCCCCAGGCGCAGCGCCTCCGACGCCATGACTTCCATGCGACGCGCGACCATGTCGATCTGGTCCTGCAGCTGCGTCGCCAAATGGAGCTGCATGCGCTGCTCCGGCGTGAGCGACCCGCCGATCTGCTCACCGGCGGTGCGCTTCTGGCCGATCGCCGGATTGAACACGCGCTTGTCCTTGATGTACGCGGGCTTGAACGTTTTCACGTTCTGGCCGAGTGACTCGACGACTCGGCCCTCGACGTACGGCGAGACGAACGGCGCGATGCGCCGCTTGCCCGGAATGACGTCGAAGTGGATCTCCTCGCTCGGATCGACGAACTCCTGCGTGAAGCACATGTCGAGGAGCCAGGGGTTGGGCGTCTTCAGATTCTGTACGACGCCCATGAGCACGTTGGTGCTGTACACGTCTGCCATGGATCAGGTCTCCGGTGAGAGGGCCAGCGCCGTTAGGCCTGCGCCGTGTGGAAGTGGATGCCCTTCGCCCGCAGGCCTTCCTGGATCGACGCGGCGGTGTGGGCCGTGCCGATCACGAGGGCGTTGACGTTGAACACGCCGGCCTCGTAGGCCAGCCCTTCCTTGTCGCCGCCGCTCGCGTCGCAGTCCTCGGCGAGGATGAGGTCGGGCGTCTGCGAGCCGTCGCTCGCCGCGGAGAGCGAGAGGTTGTACTTGCCCGAGGCGGTGATTCTCCCCAACACCGCACCGCGGGCGACGGTCTGGCCCGAGATCACGGTGATCTTGCGGGAAACGATCTTGGTCACGTCGACGACGAGCTTGTCGTGCGTGAGGCTGGTGGAACCGAAACTGGCCGGCATGCGCTACTTCCTTCCGGCCGTCACAGGCCGGCGCGGAGAGTTCTGGTTGAAGAGCGACACGATCGAGCCGACCAGGGCGGCATCGCCGCTGGCCTCCGGCGCTCCACGGTTGTCCGGCGCCTCGAGGGCTGTTTCCTCGGCCCGCACGCCCCGGAGGTGCGCGGCCTTCCTCCCCTTCTCGTGTTGCAGCAGGCGGAGCGCGGCCTGGGCGACGGAGCACCCCGCGTCGTCGACGCAGGCCTGCAGCACCGCCTCCTGCCCGGGCGCGCCTAACGCCCGAATGCCAGCGATGCGGGCCCGCTCACGCGCGGCCGCGCGGGTGCGGAGGCGGGCGACGACGGCGCCGTGCGTCTTCGCGAGCGCCTTCGCCTCCTCGTCCTTCTCCTCCTCGTCATCGACCTCCTCCTCCGCGCCCTTGGCGCCCTCGCCCTCCTCCTCCTCTTCCTCGTTGGTCGACTCGTCGGTCGCCGCCGACGACTTCTCTTTCTCTTCTTCCTCGTCGGTCGACGCGGTCGCACCGGTCGAACGCGGGGCCTGGGTGCCAGGCATGGGAGTCTCCTGCGTGGGGGTGTCGTTGCAAGCCGCGTCGACGGCTGCGGTGATGGCCGCGACCACGCGCGCGCGATCGGCGCGCGCCTCGCGACGGGGGACTTGCACGGTGATCAGGTCCGACTCGGCCTCGTCGAGCTCCGCGATCAGCGCGCGGCGCGTCGCCTCGAAGGTGCCGAGGCCGTCGACCAGCCCTGCGTCGATCGCGGCCTGGCCGACGAACACATCACCCTGGCCGAACTGGGCCGCGACGGCGTCGCGCGTGATGCCGCGATGCGTAGCCACCGCCGCGAGGAACACCTCGGCGATCGCGTCGGCGTGCACTTGGTACTGCGCCTCGCCCTCCGACTCGAAGGGGTCCGGGAGCTTCCGCGGGCTCTGCGTCGAGACGATCTCCTTCGTGCGGATGCCGACCTTCTCGTAGGCGCCCGTCCAGTCGACGAATGAGAAGACGACGCCGATCGAGCCGGCCATCGCAGTCGGTGCGAGGACCACGCGCGTGCAGGCGCTCGCGACCCAGTACGCCGCCGATGCTGCCATCCCGTCGACATGGGCGATCACCGTCTTCTGGTCGAGCGCCGTGCGCGCCGCGAGGATGCGTGACGCGAGTTCCGCGACGCCGTCGACCTGACCGCCGGGGCTGTCGAACGCGAGGATCACGGCGCGCACGTCGGCGCTCGCGAGCGTCACCTCGAGGTCGTGGGCGAGCTGGTCGTAGGAGCTCCAGCCGAGCCAGTAGTTCCACCACGACCAGTGCTTCGTGAGCACGCCCCGCACCGGGATCGTCGCGATCCCGTCGGCGATGGTGGTGGCCACCGTGCCTTCGAGCCACGCGTCATACGCGGCGGTGAGGGCCTCGACGGAGACCTCCTGCGGGAGCTCGGCGAGGGCGCGCTGGATCAGCGGTCGGGCACTCGCGTGCACGGCGAAGCGCGACGCGAGGGCGGGCTGCGCCTGCAGGCGGCGGGGGCGCGCGTTAGGCATGCTGCCTCCGGGCCGCAGCCATCGCGGCGGCATCCTGGTCGTCGCGCTCCTTCGGCGTGAACGACCGCCGCTCGCCGGCGGAGGCCTCGGCCACTGGCGCCAGCGCCGGGCGCTCGCGCTCCCGCTGCGCGAGGTTGTCCTCCCAGTCGCCGCCGGTGAGTGCGAACGTTTCTTCCTCGAGGGTGCTGAACCCCTTCTCGACGCGCAGCGCCGCGGCCTCCACCTCGGCGACGGGATCGAGGTGGCCCGGCGCGGGACCGATCCACTTGGCCTGGCAATACGCCTGACGCACCCACGGATCATCGAAGAAGCCAGGCGCCTCGATCCACTCGCGCGCGATTGCTTCGGCGACCACCGCCTCGTACAGCGGGTGGCAGAAGTTCGCTGCCATCCAGTCGCGGCGGACCCACATTGGCTCCCACGCCTCCAGCTGCGCGCCCTTGGCCGCGCTGTACGACGCCTGGAAGCGCTTGAGGAGGATCTCGGCCGGTATTTCGAGCGCGACGCCGACCTGCTCGGCCCACGCCTGGACGAACGGAGCGAACTGCGCGTTCGGGCGCGTGGGATTGGCGAACGTGACATCCTCGCCGGGGAGCAACCGTGCGACCGCCCCGGTCCCGAGCGCGTAGTTGGGTGCGTTGGCCTTGCCCGAGACGGGGTCGGTGCCCGTGCTCACGCCGCCGAGGAGATCGACCTCGGACTTCACGAAGACCGTGAACATCGCCGAGATCACCGCCGCCATCAGCTCCGCCTCGCCGTAGCGATCGATCTGCTTGAGTGGCTCGATCGCCGTGGCCAGGTACGGCACCGAGCGCGTCTGGTCGGGGCGCACCCGCCACCCGAGGTCCCACGCCTGGCGGAGCCACGTGTCCTTCCCGTACGTCGGCACGGTCACCCAGCGCAGCGCCTCGTGCGAGAAGTACTCGCCCGGATGGCGACTCGCGACATGGTAGCGCTGGACCACGCCATCGCGGTCGGTCTCGAACCCGGCGACAAAGCCAGGCTGGTCGGGCGTGCCTAACGGGTTGCACACCCGATCGGCCTCGACCAGCTGCACGGACGTCGTGACGAGCGCGTCGCGCCGACGGTTCGCGCGACGGATACACAGCACGTCGCCCCGCTCGAGCACACTGTGCAGCGCCTTGTGCTGCAGCTCGAAGAACGTGGCCTGCCCGGTGATGTCGAGCGCCCGCGAGCGTGCCACCGCGCGGAAGATCCGCTTCATCCGGCGGTTCCAGTCGTTCGCCGCCTCCTCGCGGAGGCCGAGCGCCATGCGCTCGATCTTCGGGTACGCCTCGAGGCCGGTGCCGATCACCTTCGTGCATACCGTCTTCACCGCGCCGCCGGCGATGCCGTTGTTGCGGACCAGATCCGCACTCCGGGCCCGCAGCGTGGGGAGATCCCCGACCGTGTCCGCGTCGGCGCCCTGCGCAGCAGGATTCCAGTCGCGGGTCGCGCGGCGATCGGTCCGCGCGCCGGTGTAGTTCCCCGCGAGGTAGGTGAACATCGCCCGGGCCTTCAGCCGCTCGACGCCGGCACGCGGGGAGACGGCCCCGACAAGGCGATCGAGGAGGGTCGGCTTGAGCGCGGGCAGAGAACTCACGACCGCGGCTCCGCGTAGCCGATCGCGCCCTGCGCGAAATTCCCCCGCGTCTCCTGCACGAGCTTCCGCTCGAGGCGGGCGATCTCCTCGTTGATCGTGCCCAGGTCCGCACGCGTCATCGCCAGGCCCTCGGCGGTGTACGCCTGGCCTTGCGTGAGGATCTTGGTCTTCGCGGTCTGGAGCTCGGTGAGCTGTTCCTGCGTCGTCACTCAGCGACCGGCGTGAGGGTCGCTTAGCACCTTATAGGCGAGGGCGCGAGTGTGCGCGACGGATACGTAGGGTTTTCCGTACTTCGGCTCTTTCTCCCTACCAGTCGATCCCGCGCGACATCATCCCATAGCCCTTCGGCTTCTCGGTCGGCGGGCCCTCGGACGATGGAGATGGCGTCAACTCGTCGCCCTTCGAGTAGCACAGCCTATACGTGCGGGGGCCGCGCTCCCAGGCGAGCGGTCCCTTCTCCACGTACCCCCGCGTCACCAGCTCGCGCAGCGCGCCGATGACCTGGGTGCGCGAGCGATCGAGGGCGTCCTGCAGCTCCTGCAGCTTGATCGGCCGGAACTCGCGGAGGTCCAGCTTGTCGCGCAGGAGGTCGAACACCGCGAGCGCAAGCCGGCCGAGCTCGAGGTCGCGTTGCGCCTGCCGCACGATCGGGAGCTCACTCACCAATCGACTCCCTTTGAAACCATCCCGTAGCCGGGGGCACTCCCAGCGGTGCCAGACGCGCCGCCCGCAGCGGCCGCGGCCGACGCCACCGGGCGGAACTCGGAGAGCTTGCGCGCGAGTTCGCCGAGCCGCGCGATCACGGGGAGCCCCAGTTCGTACAGCCCCGCGAGACAGTAGCACGTGAGATCCAGCCACTCGTTGCGGCGATCCGGCAGGAGCACCCACTTCCGCACCTGGCGCTTGGCCATCTTCTGCCCGACCCACACCGTGCGGAGTTCCTCCGACGTGAGATGGTCGGCGAAGACCGGGTCCATCGTCATCGGCCAGTGCATGAAGCCAGGCCCGGGCTCCTTCACGCGAAGGCGAGAGAGCAGCAGGATGTCCTTCGCGGAGTCGGTGTGCACCACGTGCAGTGGGCGAGTCTTGGCGCGCGAACGCTTCCACTTCTGCGCGGTCGGCCGCTCGATGAGCGCGCGGCCGCGTCCCTCGCGACCAACGATTCCGATCAGGTTGCAGCCCTTCGCACGCCATCGATCGACCGCGCGCACGACCTCGGTGGTCATGAAGCCTGCGTCGATCACGCAGATCGCCGGCACGATCGCCGCACCGCTCGCGTGCTGCCACCGACGGAAGACCGCGGCGATCGCGGCGTCGTACAGCTCGGGCTTCGCAGGATCGCCTTCCTCGCGCCCCCACTCGATGGCCCACGACTCCTCTCCCTCTCCATAGCCGTACACCCCCCACTCGAGTCGATCGCCCTGCACGTCGATCGCGGCGGTGAGTACGCCGACCCCGTGCGGGACCTCGACGATCTCGCCTCCCTCCCGCACGCCGTATTCCTCGGCACGGAGCTTCAGGTGCTCGGGGCGCGTCACCTCCGTCGTCTCCTTCCAGGTGACGCCCGCCCAGGTGTTGTCAAACACCTGCAGCTTCTCGGGGATCTTCCGCGACTGCAGGAACTTGTTGGCGATCTGGTCCCACTCGACGAAGGGACTGTAAGCCGTCCAGATGTGGAACCCCCGCACCGTGGTGCGCGTCGGCACCTGTGCGATCCACTGGCCCGCCGCCACCATGGACTCCTTCCACCGATGCTCGATCAGGTGTCCGCAGTGGTCGCACCGATACCGGGTCGACCCCGGGACGACATGCTCCGGATCCTGCATCTCGAAGTGGAAGGGCGAGCTGCCATCGTCGTGGCGAAAGGCGAGCACCAAGGGGCCGTTGCACTGCGGGCACGGCAGGTGATAGCGGCGCTGGTCGCTGGCGTCGTATTCGCGCTCCCCGCGCGAGTACCCCTTCACCGACATCGTCGTCACGAGGAACAGCTTGCCGCCGCTCCGCATGAAGGTGCGGAGCGCTCGCTCCATCAACTCGATCGGGTCGCCCTGGTTGTTGACGTCCGCGGTGTAGTCCTCGAACTCCTCGCAGATCCCGCGCGGGGCGGTCCAGGAGCGCAGCTGCGCGGAGCTCCGCGCCGTGAGGCCGGCGAAGTACCCGCCGGGGAACGTCTTCTTCTTGATCGTGTTGCGCTTGTCGCGTCGCCCGCTCTCGTCGTCGTAGACCCGGCCGCGGAGCTCCGGGCAGTTCCGGATCATCGAGTCGAGCTTGACCGTGCTCCAGCCCTTAAGCGCCTCCTCGCCGGGGAAGAGCACGAGCATCGGCGCCGGGTCGACGAGCATCGTGTGCAGCGCCCAGTTGAGCCCGACCTCGGAGCCGCCGACCTGCGAGCTCTTCACGAACACGACACGCTGGCACGACGGATCGGCGAGCGAGTCCTGGATCTCGCGCAGGTACGGCACGCGGTCGGTGCGCCACTGCCCGGGCTCCACGGCGCCGGCTTCGGCCGAGAGGACGCGATACCGGTCGGCGGTCTCGCTCACCGTCATCAACGACGGGGGCTCGAAGATGCGCCGCGACGCGACCGCCAGCTGCCCGCGCAGGGCCTTCACGCCGTCGGCGAGGATCACGCGGCATCCTCCTGCGGCGTGTCGTCGCCCTCACCCTCGGGCTCGGGCTCGTCGTCGATGGCCCCCTCGACCACGCGCTGCAGGCTCTCCTTGATGCGCCCGACCATCGCCCGCAGGCGCTGGATCGCGATGCCGGGCGTCACCTCCGGCCACTCGCGGGCCTCGCGCGAGGGGACGCCGTCCAGGGCGCCGTTGAACGCCATGTACTCGCGCTCCCGCTCGCGCACCGCATCGACGACGGCGAGGACCTCGCGACGCTCGCGCGCGAGCTTGAGTTCCGCGAGGTCGGCCTCGGCGACCTTCTTCCGCCGCTCGGCCTCTTCGATTTTCTCGGTGCCTTCGTGGCTGAGGAACTTCGCGGACGCCTTGTCGACGGCGCGCTGGCGCAGGTTGATCGCGGTCTGCGGCTGGGCGTACTCGATCTTCCCGTGCTTGAGGCGCTCGACGAGCACCCCGGGTTCGTGCCGGCGGATGTGCTGCAGCGTCCGGGTCGGGACGCCCGTCTCGTCGGCGAGGACCGTGAGGTTCACCCATCGCATGCGCCTAACGCGGCGCGCCTAACGAGGCGCAAGTGCAAGCGATCCGGCGGGGGCTGGTGTATGGACCATGCCCGGGGTCCTCGGTCCCCCGCAGCGAGGGGCTGTGGAGGGACCCAGACCCTCGGCCGCGCCGCCCTCGAGCCCTGCCGTGGTGGCGTGCGTTGCGGCTGACGGTAGCGTTAGGCGTTAGGCGCTGCCCTTCTACGATATACGGGCGCGTCAGTGCGCGAGCCATGTCTCCGCCTCCTCGCTGCGCCTGAGCCACTCGAGCAGGCGACGCAGATAGTGACCGCGCGGTGGCGGGACGATCTGCACATCACCACGGTGCTCAATGACGGGCGGGCGGGTTCCCCACGCGTCTCGCGACGCCGTGTGGTCCAGCACATGCACGACGCCGTGCTTGTCGTCGGCGAACATCACGTGCTGCAGGGACTCACCGTTGAGGTACACCTTACAGCTTGGGATCGGGTTTTCGGTGCTGATCACCATCAGATCCTCCCTTGTGCCCGCGCGACCCGCTCGAATGCGCGCGCGCGGTACTGTTTGAGTTCGTTGAGTGCGGCGGCGAGTTGCCCCGCGATGTTGATTGGCATGCGCTCCGCCGTCAGGCGCTCCGCGTCCTCGAGGAACGTCAGGCGCTTCGGGTGGCGCACTTCCCTGGTGTAGATCCAGAGCCGGTTCGTCTCGCTCCCGCGACCCTCGCCCTCGCGCTGCCACACCCCGTACGCCGGCGAGTTGGGGTGGAAGCGGGGGTCGACCGCGAACGTACGCCGCTTGCCCAGCAGGCGCACTGCCACGCGTCCGTCACCGAGCTCCCGGATCTTGGCGCCGCGGATGCGCTTCTTCCCCTCGACCGTGCGTGAGGCAAAGAGTCCGAGCGCCTTCGGGAACAGAGCACGCGGGATCGTGGTGTCGGCATTCGGCTTGAGGTAGTCGGTGGGATACAGCAGGCCAGCGCTCCCTGGCGCTGCTGTGCGCGTGCCCGCCTCCTGGTACTTGGCGAGGATTGTGGCCCGTCGCTCGCCGTGGATGCCGACCACGCCGTGCAGCCGGTCCTTGCGCGCGCGATCAGCACGGCCGATGTAGACCAGCTTCTCGAAGAACTTGCGTGCCGACGCCTGGCGGAACCGGAACTGCGTCGGGAGTTTGCGCCGCGTCTCGAACTGGATCTCCTCCATCGTGCGGTTGATCGCGTTCGCCAGGGCGAACGGGAACTGGCGCCGCGCGGCCGCGTCGAGCGTGGCGGCCACCTGGTCGGCGTTGTGGGCGAGCGTGATTCGGGACATCAGTGGGCCTCGGGCTTGGCCGGTTCGACGGTTTCGTTCAGCACCATGCCCAGGCGCGCCATCTCGACGCGGCCCTCGGCGGTGGACAGCGAGCCCGCCAGATACTTGAGCAGGCCGAAGGGGACGGCGATCTCCGTGTCGACGAGCGCGAACTGGTCGCGCGCTCGGAACACGACGATCCGGGACTCGTTGACGATCTGGTACTGACGCGCGATCAACACCTCGCGCTTGGGCAGGTTCGCGGCCTCGCTGCTCATCGCTGCTTCTTTCTCCCCCGCACGCCACGTGCGGCCCACAAGTCCGTGAACAACTTCCCGAGCTCTCTCCCCTCCTCGCGCGATCGGCGGAGTGCACAGAGCAGGTGCTTGAGTTCGAGCAGCCCGCCCACGCACACGATCCCGCCCGCCCCGTACTCGAGAGTGAGCAGCTCCAGCTGCTCGGCCGAGAGCTTGCCGGCGGCGCGCTTCACCTCGTACCGCACCTTCACACCCAGCACGTAGTACTCCCGATCGGCGATCCCCTCGCTCTGGCCCGAGGCCCGCGCCTGCGAGTAGCGCACGACCCGGCCGCCGTGGTGGGCGACCAGGTCGTCGCAGTGGGCCTCGACGTCCTTCTCGATCACGGCGCCAGCGTGGTGTCGCGTGCGAGGCTATCCCGCTCGACGTCGGGTCGCCGGCACACGTGGGAGGAGTCGTCCGTGTAGGGCCCCCGACACACTCGCTGCGGCGAGCGCCATGCCGAGCCGCTGATGATCCCGCAGCCGGCGAGCCCGAGAAGGATGAGCACGAGCAGCGCGCGTCTCATGAGCCGAACGTCGAACGCACCGCCGCCGACAGCGCTTGGCGGACGGCGATGCGAGCCTCGGATTGAGCGATCTCACGCACCTCGGCGTGCACCTGGGCAACGGCGGTCTCCACGGTGGTGCGCTCTCGATCTAACTCCTCGGCGATAGCCTTCATTTCCGCCAGGGACTGCTTCAGCACCGGCCCGACCACAGAGGTCGACTGCAGGAGAAGGCGCATGGCCTCAAAGAGCACCGCCGCCTCCTCCTCTGAGGGACGTCGAGGGGTGCCGTCGGGGTTCGTGGTCTTGATCGTCTGGAGCTTCGCCATCACCACCTCGAGCTGCGCGAGCTCGGGCGAGTCGGTGACGGTTGGGTCGGGTTGCACTTCGGTCGTCATGAGGTCCTCGTTAGGGAGAGACGAATTACGGCGTTCGGTCCTGCGCTTCGACCCGCTCGAGCACGACCACCCATGGCCGGTCCTGCCGCTTCCAAGCGTTGACGTTGAGGTACACGCCGGCGCCGTCGGCAGCGGCGAGGGCGAGATTGAGCGCGTCCACCGCTTGGTGCAGGCGGGCGACGGCCACGTCGCGCACGAGCGGTGAGACGATCTCGCGCGTGGCCGGCGCGCTGGCGTCGGTGCAGCCGAACGCGAGCAGGGCGAGCAGCAGGCAGCGCTTAGTCGTCATGATGCTCACTCTGTTCACAGGCGATGGCCGCATCCATCGCCTCGTCATACCCGTCGCCGGTTGCGACAGGTTGGAGCGTCCCGTCCACATCCCACGCGAGCACCGTCACCAGGCTGTCGTCGTCCATCGAGTCCTCCAGCTGCACGACCCACGCGTTGTCGCGCAGCGCGCACCACCGTTCCGCATCCGGGCGCAGCTTGGCGATTTGCGCCGCCATCTCCCGGATGCGCTGCCGCTGCCGGGAGACGGCGCGAAGCAGCATGCCGAATTCGTGACGCCTGGCACTCCCTGCGATTCTCACCCGCCGTCGAATCGCCGTGAGGCGCTCTGCGGAGAGCTTGGCGTCCCGCACGGAGAGCGGCGCGACGAGCTCCTCGATGACCGCTTCCTCCGCGCGCAGCCGGTCGTTCTCCGCGGTGCGCTCGTCGAATGCCTCGCAGACCTGCAGCAGGTCGAGCGCCGCCACCTCCACCGTCTCCCCCAGTTCCGGGCACTCGGCGGCGTTCGCCCGCTCTCGCACACGCGCCAGCAGGGCCGTCACATCGTGCATGGCGCACCTCCTCCCACCGCAGCCGCCGGCGCTCGTGTCGTGCGTCGTCGCTCCCGTGCACACGCCTCCCGGACCCGCAGCGACACCAGCCGCGCGCGCACGCTCCTCCCCATGGGGCGATCCCGCCACCCCGCATTCCCCTGCTGGGGATCGTCCAGGTGGCTCTCCACGTCGGCCTCGATCGCGGCCGAGGCCTCGGGGTGGGCGTCGACCCACGCCTGCTCGTCCTCCTGCGTCACCTCCACCGGCTCGGGATCGGGTGGGGGAGCGGTGGCCGGCGGCGTGGTCGTGGCCCCGCCACGGCCAACGGCCGCGACGCCGGCCCCCCTTTCAGGAGGATTCGACGAAGGAGAATCCCCTGAAAGGGGATCTCCTTCTGTATTGGTATCGTTGGGCAATAGCTCAGCTATTGGTGGGCTGTCCGCTGGTTTTGGCCGGCGCGGGCGACCCTTGGGCCAACCGCCTTTCCCACCACGACTTACCGCGCTGGCGTGTTTGGCCGCCTGCGCGGCGAACAGGTCGGCGAACCATCCGCAGCGTCGCCGTGGGGAATCCCCATTGGCATTGGGAGCAATTGGGAATTGCTCCAATACCACGGCCATTGCCTCCGGCTCGTGGGGACCCAACATCTGGGCGAGGGCGCGCGGATCGTCGGGAAGGGTGCCCGGCGCATCGCCTCGCACCGACGCCTGCCAGGACGTGAGGAGCGCCGTGAGCAGGGCCCCCCGCTGCTCGAGCGTCATGAAGGTGATCCGCGCGAGCCAGTCCGACACCTCGACCGGGAACCACGCGAGCGTGGTGGGGACAGCGGCCGCCGTCATGCGACACGCTCCCGCTCACGCACGCAGGCGCGGCCGAATTCCAGCCAATCGGCCGACTGGTAGAGGACCTCCACCAGGACCTTGCCGCCGTTCCGCATGTAGTGGATGGGGCGCTGCTGGTCGTCGTGGCCGATCACGGGCTCGAAGACCTTGGCCTGCTTGAGCAGGCGATCCACGCACCCACACACCGTCTGCAGCTTGAGGCCGCGGCGATCCGCGATCTCCTGGCGTGTGCGGCCGAGCCGCCAGTTGCCTCCGATCTCCCAGAGGCACTGCGCCATCGCCCCCGGTTGCTTGGGGACGATGGCCTGGTGGGACTGGGCCTGCGAGTCGTGGACCTTCCGCCGCGGCTTCCGCTCCGGTGGCGGGGCAGGCGCCACCTCGATGGTGGCGACGCGTGTCGGCGGTCCTCCGAAGAGGTCCTCCTGCACGAGCGCTTTGGTGATGACTTTCGGCATCAGAGAATGCCCTCCATGCGGTACGATTCGACGGTGTCGTCCCGGTCTTCCGAGGCGACGAGAGGGGGAGACTCCGGAGCAGCCGCCGCGGAAGTGCGATCGGGGGTCGGCGCCGGCGAGTCATCTGCGCCTAGCTCCGGAGTCGTGAGCATGGTGAGGTCGGAGAGCCCGAGGATCTCGAGGTGGTGCAGGAGCTCCGGCTTGCGATCGATCCGGTGCGGCCACGTGCGTACCGCGGTGGCCGCGTCGCCGAGGTGGGCACGGCGCAGCGCGCGCCCCAGGTGGAGCAAGGACTCGCCCTGGTGGCGCCGCTCGAGCGCGAGGGCGCGGTCCAGTTCGAACTCGTGCACGGCCCGCGCGACGGCCTTGCCGTCGCGGTAGCCCCGGAGCCACGCGGCGAGCATGCTCGCGAGGACGAACACGAAGATCAGGACGACCACGACGACGTTAGGCACTCGCCACCTCCTCGCGGCGCCAGTAGCGGATGTTCTGCCGGGTGGGAGGCACCACGCGCCCGACCTGTGGCCAGTGCCGCACCTCGCACGCAAACACGCGAATGCGGGCCACGGGCACGCCGAGGAGAATCGCCCACTCGGCGGCGGTGACGGCCTCCTCTTTGCGCGTCGGCAGGGCCTCCAGATACCACCGCGCGACGCGGGGTTTCCGGCGTGTCGGATGCAGTCGGCGCACCCCGTGCAGGGCCGCGAGCTGTGGGATGCGCCGCTCGCACGCGCGACACCACTGCGCCGCGCTCCCATCGGGGCGCTGTCCCCACTCGAGGCGCCCCGTGCACCCAGGCACGGAGCACGCGTGCACGCGTTCCTCCACCTTCACGCTCCGCTTGGCCATGGACGTGACGTTAGGCACGGGGCGCCTCCTCGCTCCACCAGAAGCGCAGCTCCGCGGAGCCCCTGGCGTTGAGCGTGGCGCCTCGGCGCAGCCGGGCGTCCTTAGCGTGGTGGCGTTGCCAGACGTTGATCGCCGACACGGGTCGCTTGGCGCGCTTCGCCCACTCGGCGGTGGTGATCGCTTCGGCCCCTTTGCGAGGCAGCGCCGCGATGATCTGCTTCGTCGCAGGCAACACCAAGGGCCGCTTCTTCCACGCCGCGCTCCACGCTTGGAGACTCTCCCGCGCGAGCAGCTGCGTGCGGCCCAGGGACACGTGTGGGATCTGTCCAGATCGCACGGCGTGGCGCACCAGGGCGGTGCCGCGCTTCACCGCGCGGGCGCCGTCGTGCAGGGTAACCAGCCGGCTCGAGGCGAGCTTCAAGAGCTGCGCATCCGTGAGTTCGGTGGCGGCGACCGGGGGTTGCGCCTGCGCCGCCGCGAGCTGGACCACGCGTCGTTCACACGCGCGGCACCACGCCTTCTCGCCGCCGCCGGGATGGGAGCCGCGCTGCAGCTCGCCCTTGCAGCCGGGCACGTGACAGGGGAAGGTCGGCTTAGCCATGGTCGCCTCGCAGGTGCGCGCCGCGGCCGCGGATCGCCTGCGCGATGCGGCGCTGGACCTCGGCGACCTGGCGCCGCGTGGACTCGTCGATCCAGCTCGGCGGTTGCACCGAGAGCGCGAGCTCGGCGGCGTAGTCGCGCTCCTCGGCACGATCGGCCTCGCGAATGCGCTCGAGCGCCCGCAGGGCACCCACGAGCACAAACAGCACGAGCGAGCCGGCGAACCACTCCGCGATGCGGCTGGAGCGCTCGGCGACCACGAGGAGGGCGATCCACGCCGCCACCATGGCGAGGGTGCCGACGGAGTAGCGCGAGAAGATGTTCATGCGCGCGCCCTCCTTCGTCTCACCGGCAATGCGATGACCTCGCCGAATCCGGTGCGCAGAGCATCGAACTCGTCGCGGTGGCGATCGATGAGAACTGCGATCGCACGGAGCTCGTCATGAATGACGCGCGCTGCTGGCGTCGGTTCTTCCAGGTAGTAGGCCGCATGTCCGAGGTAGCGCTGCAGACACTTCGCCGGATTCTCCTCCCACGCCGCGTTCATGTTCGAGGCACTCCTACACGTCTGGCAGACAAACAGGGAGAAGCGCTGCGCCCCGAGCCGTCGCTGTTCTTCCAGCGCCTCTGCCCGTGTCCAGACAGGGAACGCGTGCGCCGGCAAGCGACACTCCGTCAGCTGCTCCGTGTCGCGGCACCACGGGGGCATGGCGCGCACGATGTGGGTGAGGTGCGCGACTGGAGTGGTCACGAGGCCCTCCGACTGTTAGAGGGGGGTGGTACGTCGGCGGGCCTCATCGTCGCGCGCGCGTTCCGGCAAAGGCCGTCGACCCACTCCGCAAGCGAGGCGAGCTTACCGGGGAGCACCACCGAGAATTCAGTGTGCTCCGTCCCGAGGTACACCATTCGCCCGACCGGCATGTGGCGAATGAACGTCCTCCACCGCTCGGCATCCGCGCGCCACGACTCCACCATGCCTTGCGCCGAGATGACTTCTCTCTCGCGCACCTCCTTCATGTGAAACGACAGCAGCGTGTCTTCGGGCAACTCGTCGCCGACTCCGATGAACTCAGGGTCCATCGCCCCGGATCGCACAACCATCAGGCACTCTTGCCGAACGAGCGGGCCATGAATCGCCACTCCTCCGGGAGATCGAGCCACGTCAGCCGGAGAAGGCCCGAGCACGTCGCGGCGGGCGGCCTTGATCTCTTCAAAGCCCATGCGACACCTCCGGAGCGTCATCGAGGTCGTCCTCGTCGTCAGTTCGCCAGTCGTCATCCTCGTCGCGCTCGACGTCTCCGTCGTCGTCCGACTCCGGCGCCTCTTGTACCGATGCTGGCAGGGCCGGCAGGTGCACCGGCAGCGGCTCGTTGTAGCGCTCGATCGCCCGCGCCGCGCGGCGCGCGAGCCCCTCCTCACACGGCGTGAGGGCGTAGATCGAGCCCACGCCGACCAGCTTCGTGTAGGCCGCCGTGGGTGGCGCGGAGTCCCCCGGCGTCTCCGGCACGTCGACGCGCACCAGCACGCCCCCGCCGATCGCCTGCGACGAGACGTGGCCGGCGAGCTTCTTGTGGCCGAGCAGCTCGACGATGGCCCAGCCGGTGAATCCCTCCTGGGCGTCGCTCATGCGGCACCTTCCGCGGTGTGCTCGACGACGCCGTCGGCGTCCGGCGGGCCCCAGGTGCGTCGCTTGTTGCGCTCGAGCTTCGCTCGCACGGCGGCGACGAGATCCACGCCCACCTCGTCCGCGAGCCCCCAGAGCAGGAGCTGCACGTCGGCGATCTCCCCTTCCAGCGGCTGCTCGGCGCGGGGGTTGCCCTCGCACCACGGTGTCGACTGGACCTGGACTTCCCGCCGCAGCTCGATCGCCTCCCGCTCCAGGTGCGTCGCGATCGAGCGTGCGGTGCGGTGGACGAACGTCTCGTGCTGCCACGCGATCACTTCCACCCGCAGCGTGTCGAGGGTGTCCGCGGGGCCAGGTGGACGCTCGTAGCCCCCGCGAATCACGACGCACTCCGGCGCCCGGCTCTTGGTGGCGCTGCCAGCGTCGTAGAACGCCAGGCCAATCGTGACCGCCAGCGCGACCTCGCACCGGGCGCCGGTCGAGTGCTCCCACCCCGACAAGAGCGCGAGCGCATCGCAGGTGGCGATCGCCCGCACATCGTGCCGGAGATACTCACCGGGTGGAACGTCGGCGCCGAGCTGCTCGACGACGCGCGTGCTGATGTCGACGGGGTTCTCGACCTCCCAGCCCAGGGCCCGGAAGCGGTCCGCCGCGCGATTGAACGCGGGGACGTTGTTCTCGGGGTACCCGCGCATCGGGCCGCAGATGTAGATGCGGCGCGTCATGCGGCACCTCCCGGGAGCCCGATTTCAGGGGAGGTGACACAGAAGTGACACAATCCAGCGTGCCACACCCCCGATTTCGGGTGCGTTTCGGTGCGCACTTGCACGCTAAAGAGCGGATGCGCGCGAGAGTGTCGGGGTCCGTTCGGATGGACGACGGAACTTTTAATCCCTACGCCATCGCGGACGGTCGGCAAACCGGGGCCAACATCCGTCCCCCAAATTGCCCCCACGGGAGGGGTCTCCCCACCGATTCGGGCCCTCACGACCGCACTCCCGCACGTGTGCGATGTGCAGTGATTGCAAGGGATTGGCGGTGATTCGCGGGGATCGGGCGATCCTCTCGAACGACCTCATAATCCGCCGGTCCTGGGTTCGAGCCCCAGAGGGCCCATTGCGCCGATCGTTGCAGCTGAGGTCGAACTCGGAGGCGCTCGCCTTTCGGGGATCGTGGTCCCGCCCGGCCCGGGCGAGCGCGATGCTCGGCTAACGGAAGAGCGCGACACTTCGCGCCACCACCTGCCCCACCCCCCACGCCGCCGGCACACCGACCACCAGCCAGGCGACGAGCACCCTCCAGCGCTCGCCACGCGGGGCGTTCACCGCACCCTCCCCGTCGACTCGGCCGGCCCGCGTGGCGTGATCGCCATGGGCAGGGGATGCACCATCCAGTTGGCCGCGAAACCGACCAGCAGGAGGCCCGCCATGAGGTACATCGTGACGGCGTACGCGTCGCCCGGAGCAACGCCGTGCGCCACCTGATACTCGCGCAGGTAGTTCACGAGGACCGGTCCCGCCACGCCGGCGAGGGACCAGGCCGTGAGGAGGCGACCGTGGATGGCCCCCACGTGCATGGTGCCGAACAGGTCGCGCAGGTACGCCGGGATCGTGGCGAATCCCCCGCCATACATGCTCATGATGAGCACGTACGCGACGACGAAGGCCACCACGGCGCCGGCGCGGCCGGTGAAGGGCACGGCGGCGTAGAGGACGGCGCCGAACGCAAAGTACACCATGTACGTCCGCCGCCGCCCCACCACGTCGGACAGGCTCGACCAGACGAAGCGCCCAGCCATGTTGGCCAGCGAGAGGAGGCCCACGAACCCGGCGGCGGCGCTGGGGCCGATGACTCCAGGAAACATCTCCTGGATCATCGGCGACGCCTGCCCCAACACGCCGATGCCGGCCGTGACGTTGAGGCAGAGCACCATCCAGAGGAGCCAGAAGGGACGCGTCCGGACGGCTCGGTCGACGTGCATGTCATTGCCAGCTGCAGCGCGCCCCTTGTCCGACGCGCCGCGCCACCCGGCGGGCACCCACCCGGGCGCGGGTAGACGCACCGTCAGCACCCCGAACATCATGAAGGCGAAGTAAGCGACTCCCATCACCGCCAACGTCTCGGCCACACCGAGGGAGGTGGCCGTGCGGAAGTGCTCCATCAGGGCCACGGCGAGCGGCGAGCCGATCATCGCGCCGCCACCGAAGCCCATGATCGCCATCCCGGTCGCCATGCCCGGCCGATCGGGAAACCACTTGATGAGCGTCGAGACGGGGGAGATATAGCCGAGCCCGAGTCCGATCCCACCCAGCACGCCATAGCCGAGAAAGACGAGCCAGATCTGGTGCGTCCGCACGCCGGCGGCGGCCACGAGGAACCCGCCACCGAAGCAAAGCGCCGAGGCAAACATGGCCTTGCGAGGCCCCGCGTCCTCCAACCAGCGCCCGAAGGTGAAGGCGGACAGGCCGAGGAAGACGATGGCGAGGGAGAAGATCCACCCGATCGTCGACAGCCTCCAATCATCGACCGCCGGCGTCGAAATGCCGCGCAAATTCGAGAGCGGGAGGTTGAACACGCTGAACGCGTAGACCTGTCCGATGGAGAGGTGGATCGCCAGCGCTGCCGGGGGAACTCGCCACCGACTGAATCCGGCGGGGGCGATGGTGCGTGCGCGATCGAGGAAGGCCGGCCAGGCCAT